TCCAGATTACAAAAAGAAATTTGATCGTATAGAAGCATCTGGTAAATCTGGTGAAATCAAATTAGCGTTACAAAGAGAAGCGTTACGTGAATTTGTCAATGATCAAACAAATCATCGTGGCATGAATATCAAAAAGTAACTAGGAGCCACCAATGACAGTCATTGAGTATCAGACAGAACAGAATCCCGTTATCTTGTGTTTGATGAGTGATTTACATATTGGTGGATTACATGTAGATTACAAATTAATTGATAAGGAATTAGCTGACGCCAAGAAGCGTGGAGCTAAGATACTCATCAACGGAGACGTTTTTGATGCAGTGCTACCCGGTGATCGTAAGCGATACCGAGCAAACAATCTTCACCCTCGCTTATACGAAGCTGGTGACGATATGCTTGGTGAGTCTATAAGGTGGGCGTATGAAATACTAGCTCCTTATAAAGATGACATCATTATGATTGGTGACGGTAACCATGATGATGCGGTTGCACGATACCACCACATTGAACCTGTTAAGCATTTAGTAGTAATGTTAAATGGGGCAGACGGTAAGATTCAATATGGCGGATATCACGGCTTCATTCATGTACAATTGCATCCTTACAGCGACACTCATTACGGACACTACGTCATTCACTATCACCATGGAGCCGGGGGCGCCGCGCCAGTAACTAAAGGTGCTATCACCTTCTCAAGGGCTGCTATGTGGATAGAAGGCGCAGATGCTATATGGCGTGGACATACGCATCATAGGCAAGCTGGTAGAGATAACAAGATAACCTTCAACAAGAGTGTTGTTGTACCTGAGAATAGAGTAATGACGCGGGATGTACTTACATTGCGTACTGGATCTTATTTTGATACATACGTAGGAACGACTAGTGAGCAGTTGCTAAAGCATGGACGCAAAGATTCATATGCTGCACTGTGGGATTCTCCCACTCTTCCTAAAGGTGGACTTATGCTTACATTAACGGCAGCACATTCTAGAGACGTGCGCGGTAAAGGCACTACGGTAGTCGTAAGAGATACGCTGGAGATTTAATGTTCTACCCATTCTATATAAATTCATTCCTTCTAGGGTTTGCTGCATGTAGTGCAGTGATGCTTATATGGCATAAAGTATGTGATGTAAAGGACTACTTTGACTTTCGAGATTGGTGTGACAGCCAAGATATAGATGATGATGATTTAAACAAATCTAATATGCCTAAATATTTTGCTATGTGGAAATTATCGCGTCTTGATGGAATCGAAATTGTAGAACACAAGGGAGATTATGATGGCAAGCGCGGAGAAGACTGATCCCGGTAAATGGAAACGTATTGTAGCTAGTGTTAAAGCTGGTACTAAAGGCGGAGACCCCGGTGAATGGTCAGCTCGTAAAGCACAACTTGCTACTCAAAAATACAAATCTTCTGGCGGTGGCTATGTTGGTCCTAAGTCTAGTGACAATAGTTTAAGTAAATGGACTGATCAAAAGTGGCGCACAAGTGACAATAAACCATCTGAAGGTAAGAAACGATATCTACCTGATAAAGCTTGGAGCGGCTTATCAGCTGCGGAAAAAGCAGCTACAAACAAAGCTAAGGCTGCTGGTAACAAGGCTGGTAAACAGTTTGTTGCACAACCAAAGTCAATTGCACAAAAAACATCTAGGTATAGATAATGCCTTACGTTAACAAAGCACGGCCATATAAAAAGGAATATGAGCAACAGGTCGCCAGAGCCGAACATCCTCTGCGTATGGAGCGACAGAGGGCTCGTAGGGCCATGGATGCTAAAGGCATTAACCGCACTGGTAAAGACATAGATCACAAGAAACCACTGTCCAAAGGTGGTACTAATGCTGCTTCAAATCTTACACTTAAGACACCATCAGCTAATAGGTCTTTTAGCCGTAATAGAGACCAAAGCATGAAATCAAATAAACCAAAGTGCTAACCCTATTCTCACCACAATTACCTACGGTATAATCAGTCAAGCCCCGGTGGTGAAACGGTAGACACGGCAGACTTAAAATCTGTTACCGCAAGGTGTACGGGTTCAAGTCCCGTCTGGGGTATGGAGAAAAAGATGGCAGCAACATTAAAGTACGTACAACCTGACGCAGAAGAGTTTATGATTCACCTTGCACGTGTATCATCAGACAACGAGAACAACCCTGATTATGAGCGTTTACTCAACTACTGCATGAAGGAAGGCCACTGGTCTGTATTTGAAATGGTAGACGTTGTAATGGAGATCTACACATCAAGGGCTATTGCAGCACAGATCTTGCGACACAGGAGCTTTCACTTCCAAGAGTTTAGTCAACGCTATGCGAATCCCGGAAAGATTGAATTAGACCTACCTGTAATGCGACGCAAGGGTAGCACAAACAGGCAGGGTAGCGTTATGTTTGATGATCCTGAAACCCAGTTTCAAATGGATAACAAGGCCTTAGCCCCAGTGTTGTATGCAATTAGGTCATATAACGACCTTGTTGATTCTGGCGTTGCGTTAGAGTCAGCTAGAATGATCTTGCCATTGTGTGTTGGCACACGCCTTTACATGAAGGGGACTGTACGCGATTGGCTGCACTATTGCCGCGTACGCATGGATTCTCATACTCAAACAGAACATCGCGAGATTGCTACAGATTGCTGGAATGTAATTAAAAAAGTATTACCATGCACCGCAGATGCGTTTGAAAAGTATTATTTAAAGTCGGAATAGGGAGATTAGCTATGTATATGTTACGTATTGGCCGAGATAGTGATGTTGATGTTGAGTTGACGCCATCCAAGCGTTACGTTATTACCAATAAGAACGGTGAGTCTACGCAATGTGAAAACGTTGGCGCAATTGCTTTGCTAAACACTGCTATGAGGAATGGAGTCAAAGTCCCAAATAAGTGGTTTATTGATTTTCAAAACCATGTTATTGGTGAACTTGTTGAACGCATTGAGGAAATGAATAACAAAAATGCTGCAGGTTGAATTTATTTGGAATGGAAAAGACAATGAAGGATCATTACCGATACGTAAAACAGATTTGTCTAGTGGTGTAGATCTCAAGGCATATATTGACAAGCGAGTTGTAATTAAACCCGGTGCTCGTGCGCTTATTGAAACTGGGTGGGTAATTAAGATTCCAGAAGGTTATGAAGCCCAAGTGAGATCTAGGTCTGGTATGGCTTATAAGTATGGAATATTTGTACTTAACTCACCCGGAACAATAGACCGTGATTATCAAGGCAATATCAAAGTGTTGTTACAAAATGCTTCACAAGAAGATTTTATTGTTCTAAATGGAATGGCAATAGCTCAGCTTGTAATTGCTCCAGTTGTTATCATAAATCCAGTAGATGTACGAACTGGCGTTTTATTTGATGTTGATGAGCCATCAGTAGTGCGTGGCAAGGGTGGTTTTGGAAGCACTGGTGACTATTAATGGTAGATAATAGGCATTACGGAAAGCATCGCATACAGGCAATTGAACTTGCTTGGGAATGGGATCTTACGCCTGAAGAATTCTCTTGCGTTAAGTATATAGAGCGAGCTGGTGACAAACCTGGCAACACTTATAATAATGACATACTTAAAGCCATCTGGTTTTTAGGTGCTGCATTATTTAAGGATAGACATAAAGCCCAGAAGCTTCAAGAGTTTGCATCTGGGCTTCTATCCAGTGATATAAAACCGTTAGAGTTAGATCCTGTGGATTAACACTTACAGTTTGCAGATTTACAGTAAGGGCAAGCCTTCTTCTCTTTTGCAGGAACGGACTTGCCCTTTTTCATACCTTTGGACATACCCTTTTTCATGGTCTTGCCCTTCATCATTGCTTGTTCAATCATTCCACGTATCATAGATCACCTCTGCCTCAATTATACTACTGTACACATCTAGCGCATTACCTACGGTATAATGCATATAGAGGAAACAATATGCTGAATCATGTTACATTAATTGGACGCCTTGTTGCAGACCCAGAACACAAGCAGTCAAGTAATGGTAAGGGTCTTTGTAATATTCGTATTGCAGTTGATCGTAAAGGGCGAGAAAAAGAAACAGACTTTTTTAGCTGTACTGCATTTGGCCAGACCGCAGATGCTCTAGGTACATACGCTCAAAAAGGTAGGCTCATTGCTATTACTGGAAAAATCCAGATTGACAACTACACTGATAAAGAAGGCGCAAAGCGTCAAGGTGTCAAAGTATTAGTTGATCAATGGACATTACTTGATTCCCGTAAAGAACAAGACGGTCAGGCTCCTCCGCCAAATCCTAAGCCAGCTGGAAGTATTCCAATGGATGATATCGATGATCCATTTGCGGACTAGTCAAGTAAATTATTTTTAAGAGCTACGTTGTAAGCTTCAAGTCTTGCTTTTGGTCCACTCACTCCAAGTTTCCAATATATGTTTTCTAGGTAAGCATGGATTGTGCGTGGACTTAAGGATAAAGCTGTAGCTATTTGCTTAGAGGTCATCTTATTGCCAATTGCAATAATGACCTCTTTTTCTCTAGGTGTAAGCTTGTGCATATTACATTGTACTGTAAGTAATGTATGCTATTGCTATCTGTAGTATGATGCTAGTACTTCAAGTAAAGTGACGGTGTCTACTATGGGAGTTGTTAAAAAATATCAAAATCCTAAAGGTGGTTTAAATGCAGCAGGACGTGCTCATTTTAACCGTACTACTGGATCAAAATTAAAGCCTCCGGCCCCAAATCCTAAAACACCGAAAGATGCTTCTAGGCGTAAATCTTTTTGTGCTCGCATGGAAGGTATGAAAAAAACTAGAACATCTGCTAAAACTGCGAACGATCCTAATAGTAGAATTAATAAATCGTTACGGGCTTGGAATTGCTAGTGGAGGTTTGTGATGCAAAAAGGTAAAAGCGGTAAGCTTTCTGATCCAACAACTGGTGCTGCTGCGTTAGGCATGAAGACTGGCAGTAAAGTCCCATATGCTGAAATGGGTTATGCTGCGCCTAAGCAAAAGCCAAAGGTAGATACACGTAGGCCATCTATGGCGTCTGATGTGACTGGTCCAGAAACTTATGGCGCTAAGCCCGGTAGCAAAGCACCACGCAATATGCGTGACATTCCGGCATCTAAACCAAAAAGCAATGCCCCAGCTAAAACATTTGGGCAGATGCTTGGCATTAAAAAGAAATGATGCAAAACAAAGCACATCCGGGATTTAAAGCAGTGCAAAAAAACATTGCAAACAAACAAGGCATCAGCACCAAGGCTGCTGGTGCCATCTTGGCATCTGCTACACGCAAAGCGTCAGCTAAGGCTAAAAAAGCTAACCCAAGACTATCACGTGTAAAATAACAGTGGGGTAAGTTATGGCATCTTTTCGTTCTCTTTTATTAGGCAATCAATCTGACACTGATAAAGAAAAAGTAACAAAGGCTGTTACTGCTCCGCCGATTACTCCTGCTGTAGCACAACCAGCTCCTCCGGCTACACCTGCACCATTAACTGGCCTTGGCATGCAGGGAAATGCTGCGAATGCTCCGGGTGGAGTATCGCGTTTAGTAAAAGCAAGAATTGAAAACGTATTATCAAAAAACCCAGATGATGAACGTGAACTACGCCGTTTAATTACAGCTGGTTTACCAAAAGATGAATTTAATGATATTGCTAATCCAATTTTTGAGCGATTAGGTATTTCGCGTTTTGCTACCACATCAGTTGACCCATTTGATTTTTTGACTGCAACCACTCCGTCGATGCCGGGGCCGCGTGAGTACAAAGCAGAACTGCAAGCAGATAAAGAAACTGAAAGACAAATTGGACAAGTAGATACAGAGGAATTAGTTACTCGTGGATTAGGTGCTACTGGTACTACTATTACTCCAAATATTTTTAAACCAATAACACCAGTCAAAACTGGCGGTGGCCCTACTGGTGGCAATACTCGCCCTGCTGTAGTTGGCGCATCACGATCAACTGGCGGGATGGAGGTAGATGACTTTATTGCTGGTGTTGCACCAAGCATTACTAGTATTGCAAAACGTACTGGTAAAACTGAACAGCAGGTGTCCGATGATATACGTACTCGTATAACTGAAGCACGTGAAGCTCCAGCTAAAATGACATCTGCCTATGACAAGTTACTTGGTGCAATTACAAAAAGATTTAATAGGTTACCATCGGGTGCAGAAGAAACAGGTAATGTTGGCGGAGCTAAGAAATTTACTAATTATCTTGTAGACTTTACACAGTTTGGTAATCGCAAAGCGTTTATGGGTGTAATTGAACGTGCTATTGGAAAGCAGTCTTCAGGTGCGTTCTTGGGGTCTATAGCAAATAAGCCATCTATTGACAGAATGAATATTATTACCAGAGCAGCGGAAGCGTCTGGTGCTAGTGCTGATGCCGCAGCAAGCATTGGCAAGTATCTTGATGGACTTGCAGAGGCATATACAAGTGCGCAAGGTAAAAATCGTACTGCTATTGCAGAAGGGTTTGGCAACTTTGTTACACTGCAAGGCTTATTAGACGATCCTGCAAATAAAGTACCACGCAATGTAGCTGAAAAATTAATTACTCAAGCGCAAGGAATGTTTGATGATGCGCTTGAAAACATGGGCGAATTTGGAGCTGGTAAAAATCTTACTAGTAAACTAATTGGTCAAGATACGTTATCAAACCTAATGAATCGTGGTCTAGTTAGCTTTTTGCAATTAGGCAACAACTATGATGATTGGCAAAAACTTAAAGTAGACAATAAAGACGTATTGCCTTGGGCAGAAGACGGTCGTCTTACTGTTGATCAAGTTAACAAAAACTTTACAAAAGACGTGCTGGGTGCAGCTCGCGCCATTGTTGTAAAACGCATTGGAGAGCAGTTTAAGGTCAAGTACAAAGATACACCTATTGGCAACAAGCAACAGGTTGTACTTGATCTTGTAACTGCATTACTTAAAACTAATCCGCCATTCATTGCTCGTTTAGAAAACAATATTGAAGATTTATCAAAAAAAGGATTAGTTGCTCAAACACTTGCTTCTGGCAACAAGAGTGCTGTCAAGTTGATGGAAGCAATGAAAACGGGTACGCAGGTTGGCAAAGCCGGTGCGCTTATCGACCCAGTAACTAATAAGTCAATTTCTGGACCCGCCGTAGCAGCAGCGCAGCGTTTAAATATTGCAAACATCGTTGAACAAATTACTAAGCTTGACTGGTTTGGGTCTGGTACAAGTGGAGATCCTAATTCAATATCAGCTCGTGCATTTGAGTCTCGTGTAAGGCAAGCAATTCAAGCAATCACACAAGACACGCCAGACTGGGGAATGTTTGCAAAAAAACTTTCTCCATATGCAACACCACAACAACTTGCATTGATGCTGCCACCTAGTTACGGTAAAACGTTTGCTAAAAATCCATATCGAGGATTAAACAAAGAGACGGTTATAGACCCTGTAACCGGAAAGCCACAAGAAGTTTTAATTCCGCGAAAATACGAAAAAGACGACATCTTATCTGATGCACTAGCGCGTAATTTTCAGAGATTAACTAGAGCTACACTATCTACTAACGAAGATGGCCAGCTGGTAATTAAGGGTCGAGGAATAAAGGGTGAGGCTTTACTGCGTGATTCCGTAATGCAGATAAAGAATAATCTTACCGAGCAGTTAATTAACAAGCGGTTTGCAGAACTATCTTCTTTAGATCCAGCGTATGCAGTAAAAAATAGGAAGACGCCATTAGATTTCTACGAAAAAACATTAGCTGTTGTTAGTAATCCAAAAATTGCTAACTTAAAGTTTTGGTCTGATTTAATGGGCAGAGCACCTGAAGCAGCAGGTGTTTTCAAAGGAATGCGTGGTGGTCAGGTAGTAAGTGCAACTTCCGCTACTGAACTATCTGAAGATCGATTGCCAGAGCGTTTACGTCAACGCCGCCTGTTATTAGATGTACAAGGTCGATTAATAACAGAAGCAAAAAGAACAGAAAAAAACGTTGATGTTCCTGATGCGGTAACCGGATTTGTGCGCGGATATAGAGTTTTTGGTATATCTCCATATCTTATTGATGCAGAAGGCAAGACGCCAACAGGCTATTCACCTAAAGGCTTGCAGGAAAAAATTGCAGCTAATCCGGATGCATGGGATGACTATGTAAAAGATGCAGGTCGCCTTGGCGCAGCTTTTCAAAGACAAGACCTATCTGATGAGCTTTTAGGTACGTCAGTCAGAACAGCAATACAAGGCTTAACACCTAATAAGGCAGCTAGTATTATTGGTTACACAAAGGGTGATAAGGACACTAATTTCAGAGAACTTATTAGTGTTTTACGTAAAATCCCGCAACAGTCTGAACGATTACTTGGTGACGGTATTTCAACTGTTGGAAAAACAGGTGGTCTTGTCGCTGGTCTGGATAACATCGCGCGAGGTCTACGTGAAGGAAAGGTTCTTCCTAAGCAACTATCTGGAGCATCCGGAGTTGGGCGTTCACAAGTAATAGAAGAAGACGCGCTATTTGATGTTGCTAGACAAGTAATTAGGCAGATGGCAGAACGCCTTGGTCCAGCAGACAAAAATTTATTGTTCTGGAATCCAGATTACAAAAAGAAATTTGATCGTATAGAAGCATCTGGTAAATCTGGTGAAATCAAATTAGCGTTACAAAGAGAAGCGTTACGTGAATTTGTCAATGATCAAACAAATCATCGTGGCCTCCTATCAATCATCAGCAACTCCAATTCACCAGAAGCAGCGCTTGCAAAACTACAAAATTTACAACGTGTAGTTTCTGTTGCACTCGAAAGAAGTATTCCGCGCCCACCAGCAAAGAATCGCGGTAGGCAAAATCCAACTGCTGATCGAGCCTTACGCAACGTTGAGGCTGGTCGTACTGAAGGGCCACGCAATGTAGCAACCATAGGCGAAAAGGGACCAGAGGGTGCTGGGTTTAAGACAAAAACTGGACAGACTGTATCGTCTAACTACATACCACAGCAGTTTATGGGTGAGCTTACTCCTGAAGCATGGGTTGATAAGGTTAAGTCTGATATTGATCGATGGAATGCAAGTAGCCGTAAGGGTAATCAAATTACCCCTGCGGAGAAAATCATTATCAATCGTGTTGCTGATGATTTGGCTTCTGGTAAAACGTACGATCAGTTAAGTAAGTCTCCTAGGTTTGAAGGAGACACCAAAGCGCTAGATATGGCAATGTCATTCTTGCGATTTGAACCGGGGTCTAGATTTGATTTGTCTGGAGTTGGGTCTAGGTCGATGATTGCAGGTGCATCTCCTGCTTTACCAGCACCAAGAAAAGCGCCGGGAGTTGTTCTTGGAGATCAGGCCCAGAAGGCAAAGGGTAAGGGATTATTATCTAGAATAAGAAAACCCGGCATGATGTTAGTTCCAACAGCAGCAGGTGTATTTGGTGAACGAGTTAGAAGTAATCTATCCCAACAAGTGAGAGATGGAAATGCAACAAAAAAGTAAATCACCTTTAGGTAAAACGGTAAGAAAGACACTCCCATTGGCAGCAAATCTAATGGGAGTGATGCCATATGTTGGTGGTATTGATGCAACATTGCGCGGATTAGCATCAGATGATTCTTCAGAAAGAGAAAAAGCAGTTACGTATGGTTTGTCACAACTAGGTGGAAACGCCCTACAAGATTATTTAACTGCGCAATTTAGTGGTGGTGCTGCTCCATATATTAATCTTGGCATTGACAGTGCATACAATATGTTTGGTGACTACGAATTAAGAAAACAAATTGAAGATGATGAATCAATAGTAAATAACAATCCTGATGCAGTAAATCGAGCAATGTGGTTGGAAATGTATGGTCCACTATTAAAACCCATTGCAAAGCAGATTATAGAAAATCCTATGTATGGGAAAGGAATGTCTGGCATATCTAAAGTTGGAGATGTCATAAACACTCCTGTTAAATATGCAACGCCAGCTATAAATGCATTAGCTGATTTATTTACTGGCAGACTCCAACAAAATAAAATGCTTCCCAAAAAACAACCTATTAAAAAGTAATTACTTACAGTATGCTAAAGTATGAGTGAATTACAAAAGGTAAATCAAAGATGCGTTGCAACTTTTACCAGACATGGCGAAAAAAGCCAGTGTAAAAGAAATGCAATGGACGGTCATACATTATGTAGTTTTCATGTATCTAGGGCTACACGTAATATAAACTCACCTACATTTAAAACTGGCTTAAGCGGAATGAATCGTGAGCGATTTGCATCCGTAGCACCAAAGTTACTTACGCGTATACGTGAACTGCGAGATGATCCAGAACTTTGGTCACTGAAAGATGATGCTGCATATATTACTGCTTTGCTTGATGTACGTGCAGAAGCAATTAACGAAGGCATTACTACTGAACATTACACAGAAATTAAAGGTTTAGTTAAAACATTAAAAGCTGAATGGAAAAGTTCAAACTTTGATGAAGTCGGAAAATTAATTGACCATCTTCATGATTCAGTTGCAGAAGGTGCTGATGCTACAAAGGCATCCGATGCTTTAATCGATTTAATTAGGCAACGTGCGTTCATTGTTGAAACAGAACAAAAAATGTTGCAAAGTAAATCTTACATATTAGAAGTTGATCAAGCATATAGTTTAATTATGCAAGTCCTAGATGTAATTAAAAGGAGTGTTAAAGACGCAGAAGAAATGAATGCCATTAAGTCTGGCATTGGTAAATTACTACGTCAATACCAAGAAGATGAAGTCATTGATGTCGAGGTAGTAGATGAAAACTAGTATTGGTAAGTCACTTACGCCACGCAAATTAAAACCATTTATGCAGACTGGTAAATCTTTGTCCGTAAGTTTATTGCAAGCGCTAGAAGATGAACTTGGTACTACATTGCAATTAGGAGATTTTGACAGTGGTAAAGCCGTACCTATTGCTGGATCAGATTTAGATTACAAGCAATGGTTAAAGTCTTATGCAAGACATGCAGCCAGCGCTGATTTAGGGGAGCATCACATACGAGCATGGGAGTGGGCAGAGAAATTAACACCCGGTGCATCAGCACCTGCATTGATTGAATGCTGGTTTCGAGGAGGAGGTAAGTCAACTACTGTTGAACTTATCATTTCTAGACTTGCAGTAAAAGCTACAAGGCGATTTGCATTATATGTTTGCCATACACAGGATGCTGCAAACAGACACGTTAATGACATTGCAAACGCAATGGAAAAGTGCGGAATTGAAAGAGCTGTAAACCAATATGGGTTTTCAAAAGGATGGAGTGCGAGTAAGTTACGCACAGCAAACGGATTCAATGTTCTTGCGTTTGGTTTGGACACCGGCGCTCGCGGTGTCAAGCTTGATCATCTACGTCCTGACATCATTATTTTTGACGACATTGATGAACTTGATGACTCTGTTGATCGCGTGGAGAAAAAGATAAAAACAATGACTGCAACAATTCTTCCTGCAAGAAGTATTGATTGTGCAGTTATTTTTGTACAGAACGCTATCCACAGTAATAGTGTTATGACGCGCACATTGTCTGGAGAGATTGATATGCTTCAGAACCGCATACAGTCACCAAAGGTTCCAGCAATTTGGGACCTGACGTATGAGCCTTGTGAACGCGACAACGGGCGTGTTGGTTACAAAATAACAGGTGGTACACCAGCTTGGAAACACAAGAGCATTGCTGTTTGTCAAGATGAAATTGATACATTTGGGCTTACATCGTTCTTGCGAGAATGTCAACATGAGGTTGGAGTTGGAGGAAGATTCTTTCCTCAATTTCGTGAAATTGATAATGAAGGCAATCCGTGGCATGTGGTTGACCATGTAGAAATACAGCCATGGTGGAGATTCTGGGCAAGCCATGACTATGGTACTGGCGCACCTGCATGTACATTGCTATTTGCTAGTGATGAGCGCGAGAATGTATATCTTTTATCTGAATGGTATGAAGCAGGACATGTAAGTTCAAGTCAAGCTAATCATGTTGTTGAGATGCTTGCTCAATTTGAATTGGCTACATGCCTTTCTAAAGAACGAAATCAGTGGGCGACTAAACTTGAGGCAATTGCATTTGACTGGGCTAATACATTTCCACCAGCAAAGATCGAAGAACGTATTGGAGAATATCCTGTCGAAGTGTGGTGGAACATGGGGCTACCTTGTGTACGTGCAGTTAAAGACAGAAAAGCTGGATGGGCACAGATGAAAGAAATGTTGGACGCATCTGAATTTATTGCTGGTAAACGCAGACCAAAGTTACAAATTGTGAAAGGCAAATGTCCAAATATTATTAAACAGTTGGAAAAAACAATGGCGTCACCAAGAGACCCTGATGAGATTGACAATGGTACGAAAAATGACCACGCAATTGATAGCATGAGGTATGGGGCCATGTGGAGGAAATATCCAGTAGAATGTCCTGAGATTAGATCTGAAAGAATTCGTAATAAAGAAAACATGCCGAGCTGGTTTAATGAGCGTAAACAAAAGGATTGGATCTAATGCAAGTACGTGATGTGGCAGAAGCTTTATTTGGCATCTTAACACTCGTGTGGATGTATGAAGTTTTAAAAGAACTAAAAGACCAGCGGGTTGAAAAGATACTTGCTGAAGTCAAGAAAACAGGTGACTGGATATGAGAAAACCAATGATTAATCCAAGCAAGCTAGCCAACATGTTGCGCGGTGGCTCGGATCAAGCAAATATGACAGCATTTAAAGTACCTGAGCATCAAGGAACTATTGGCGCACAAAAACTAACTAGCCTAGATCTTACTAAGCCAGACAACCTTAATCTTGATAACGAAGAAAAAGACTGGCAAGTATTACCAGCAGAAACTCCTGCAGAAGCAATAAAGGTATGCGATTTTGTCAAAGGGCAATTTGAAACAGCTCAGCGTTCGCGACAAGAAATGGAAACCGAATGGGCTTTGTCTGTTGCTTTTTTTGAAGGTAGACAATGGTTTCGCATCAATAGTAACGCTCGTAATTTAGTTAAACTTCAAAATCACAAAGAACCAACTCGATATGTAGTTGTCAATAAGATGCGACCTTTGATTGACGGAGTTGTAGGCAAGCTTACTCAAGGTAGCCCTGATGCTAGCGCTGTACCGCTATCGGAAAGTGATCGCGATCGTCAAGCAGCCGATGAGGCTAATTATATTATCAAGCACTATGCTAAAAAGTTTGGACGTGAAACACAACTTAAAGAACGTGTACGCTGGGCATGTGTATGCGGTACTAGTTATTTAAAAATATTTTGGGACAGCAACAAAAGCCAAGTTGTCCCTCTTTATGATGTGTCAGGAAAAGATGTTGTTGGTCATAAGCAGTTTGATGCTGGCGATGTAGTTGAGCAGATTCTGCCTGCGTTTGATGTTTATTTAGATCCTACAGCTAAGCAAGACGATGATGTGCGCTGGTTGATACATGCAATGGTTAAGCCGTTGAGTTGGTTTGTTGACTCATACGGTGAAATCGGAAAGCGAGTAAAAGCGGATGCACTCACCGGAAACAATGCTAGTTATGTGGACAATTATCTTGATGGCGCAGCGGGAAGCGGATTCGGATACACCAATCCAACACCAGCAAGACAAACAAATTACGACGCAAGAAAACATGCTGCAACTGTGTACGAGTATTGGGAAAAGCCTAGTGCTCTTTATCCGAAAGGTCGTTACATAGTATCTACTAACTCGCAGCTTCTATACGCTGGTGTGTGGCCATATGAAAAGCGAGACTCTTTTCCATTTATTCCTTTACGTTGGCAACCTCGCGCTGGAACTCCATATGGCTATAGTCTTGGTTTTGATTTAACGCAGCTTCAATTAATGTACAATCGCCTTTGGTCAAAATTGCTTGAGCAGTTTGAGGGCCAAAAAGATTACATTATGGTGGAGCGTCTAAGTAAGATTGGTGCTGATGCATTTGATAACAAGAGTGACACGATTGACGACGCTAACCGTATCTATAGAAAGATATATTACGATCGTGGATCACAGCCACCGCAAATTGTACGTGCACCCGGCGTAGGCAGTGACATCTTTCCTGTTCTTCAATTTATTGAAAAAGATATGGCGGACGTTGCAGGGCTACATGATGTAAGTCAGGGAATGGCTCAAGCTGGAACTCCAGCAGAAGCTGTTCGTCTTTTGCAAAAAGCTGACAATACGCAGCACAGTTACGTTCGAGCTGACATAGAGATAAGTAACTACAAAATCAAAGAGTGGGAAGTATCTCTTGTCCAGCAATTTGCCATTGTTCCATTTGTTGGAAATATGCAAGAAGACAATGCTCCTAAAGATCAATTAAAACAAGGTGTTATGCGATTTGATGCAATACGCAGTGGTGGGCAGTATCGAATCGTATATGTTCCCGGATCAGCAATGGATGATGGACCAGAAGCACGACTTCAAAAGTATGCAACCTTGCGACAGATGGGTGTGTTTGGAGATCCTGCAGATCCAGATACAAACAAGTTGTTTATTGAGTTGGTCAATATGCCAGAAGCATCTAAGATTCTTGATCATCTTGAAGAACAACAAAACAAGATTAAACAAGCTCAAGTGCAGCAACAAGAAATGATGCAAGCGCAGATGCAAATGCAAGCCCAAGCACAACAACAACAACCTCAGACCTTTAACATGGAAGCTGAACAAGCTAAGGCTGAAATAGATATTGCGAAGAAACGTGCAGAGATACAAGCCAAGTTAGAAGCAGACATCGCTCTGTTAACAGCAAAGGCAGGTCTTGAATCGCAAGATGAACCAGATGGTATGTCAGCTGGTTTAGGTAGCACGAGCGGAATGATGGGCGACATGATGCCTCAGCTTAGACCTCCAATGGAATCCATGGACATCGAACAGGAACCAGAGGATATGTTTGATCCAGAGATTGCTCGACAGGCAATGATGGAGAAACAACAAGGTGGTCAAATGCCGGAGCAGCAAGGTATGCCTATGCGACAAGTTGGCACAATGCAAGAAGATGAGGGTATATTGTAAATGTCCGAAGAGATGGTGATGCGAACCGCTGACTCACCAGCAGCGGCGACGGGCGATATGAGCGTTGGTTCTGCTTTAATTGATCATGTACGTCAGGCCGCCACTGACGATAATCAGGAATGGGCGTTAAACGATACTGAAAGTGATTCAACTACAGATACTGATAGCGACAATGGTTATGACGAAGAGTGGTCTGCTGCTTTAGATCTATATAGCGCTGAAGAAGAAGTTCGACAGAGGCTGTTAGATAATTTAGGTAGGACTGAGCCTGAAGCTGTTCCATACGAAAGATTCAGGGAAGTTAATGAGCAAGCCAAAGTTGGTCGTGAAGTTCAATCAAAGTACGATCAGTGGGCAGATGTTATTCAACAGTTTGAAGAGAATGGATTCAATTCAGCTGAGGATGTGCGGAAAGCCTTAGAGTCGCAACAAGAGCAACAGCACGAGCAACAGATTAGGGAAAAATGGGCTGCAGCTCAAGCCGAAGAGTATCTTGATCCTGCATTAGCTGATGCGCAAGCAGAAGCCGAAATTCAGAAGTATAGATACGAAAAGCTAAATCAGCAAGTTAATGGGGTTCTTATGCAGCAACAACGCAATGCTGCATTAACAGAATTTCCATATGCAAGACGAGCAATGCAAATGGTTGACAACTTGATGAATGCAGGTATGTCACCACGCGAAGCTGCTTCTCATGTACATGACCAAATTGAAGGCCTAATCGAAAGCATGGTTCCAGAACTAGCAGAGTTAGTTGCAAGACAAAAACGCGCACCTACTCCGATTAGTACAGATAATTCTGCTCAACCCGTAGTCCGCCAAACTGAACCTGTTCGCCAGAGTTCCAGTGGCATTTTTTCCAGAATGTTAGGTATTCGATAAAGGAGGCCATAAATGGCTATTGACTTTAACGGTGCATTGACACTTGCAGATCAGGCAATTTTGTCCAACGATCCAATGGTCAAGGAAATCACCAAATCGCTTCATATGACGTGGAATGCTGTCAAGGACATCCCATTCTACACATCTCCATCGTTACGCCAGATCGGTCTGCGCTATACGAACTCTGGTATTCCTCTTCCTACTTGGACTGGAATTAACGCTCAGCCACAAGCTGTAAAGGGTAAGCCAAAGTCGTATGAAGAACAGCTCTTCTTAATGCGTAACATGATTACTGTTGACCATGTACTTCTTGATCAGCCAGATGCAATCATCGATCCAGTTGATGCACAGGTCAAGATGTTTATGGAAGGATTTGCTTACGACTTTAACGATAAGTTTGTAAACAATGATCCTACTAGCTTAGTTGCAGGTAACAGTGCAGATTGTTTCCCCGGACTTAAGTACCGATTAGACAACTGGCAACAGTTTGATATTTCTGTTGATATGAACATTGCATCTACTGCAGACTTATCATTTGCAAACATTCTTGCAACATCTAATGCTACGCAAGGAGCTGGTGCAGCAAACCGCTTAATGCATGATGTCCAGAACTTGTTTGACAATATGTCAGCTCCAGATGGAGATGGCATTGTCCTCTACATGAACGAGCAAACAAAGCGCCATTTTGAAATGGCAATCCGCGTTATGGGTCTTGGCTCTGGTTTTGACGTAACACAGGATAACTTTGATCGCCCAGTAGAGCAGTTCAAGAATGCAAAGGTGCGTGTTGTTGGACGTAAGGCAGATGGACTTACACCTGTAATCCCATCCAACGTCACCGCAACTTGGTTAGATGCTGCTGGATCTGCAGTAACTGTCAATAACTCTACAACTATTTATGCTGTACGTTATGGTGATGGATACCTTCAGGGATGGCAACCAAAGCCGTTAAAGCCAGAATACCTTGGCAAGTCACAGGAGAACGGAATCATGCACAATGTTCTGTTTGAGTGGGGCTGTGGATTAATGGCACAGAGCACACGCGCCATCGGTCGCCTCGCGGTCAAGATTGCGTAAGGAGGATAAATATGGCTAGAGATCTTAAGCTTTCGTTTTTATTTGGTGCAGGAACATTAGGTTCGTCCACCAATATTGTTGCAGCACCCGGTTCTGGTGTAGTTTCTTACTACGGTGGTTTTACTCCCGGTGCAGCAGCAACTGTTGTTACGTCGTGTCCAATGGCATTAGGAGGATTTTCTAAGACTTCTATTGCTGGTCGCCCTCCATATGCTGAGGATGTTCCTGATCTAGGTGCCATTGTGCTTCCCGGACAGAGCAGCCGTAATGACTTGTATGCAATCGTAGACGCAACTATCTGTTCAACTGTAACATCACAAACTTTTAGCGTTCAAGCTTCTGCTGATAACGTTAACTGGGTTACTATTGGTACTGCAGATACTAACGTTCCGACAACAACTGTTGCTGCTGGCACTGCTGTAACTACATCTGCTGCAACTACAGCTGGTGTATTTACTAGTGGTACACACAGTTTTGCAGTTGGAGACATTCTTTATGTCAACAACGTCGGTACTGGTACCTATGGACCAGCATTTGCATTAGCTGCTGCAGTTGTTGGACAAATGGTTGAAGTAGCAACTGTGCCAAGTACAACAACATTTACGTTGCGAGCACTTAGTGGACAACCATTACCGCTGGTAAACAATGCAATGCTTGCAAGTGGAAACTATGCAAGTAACGGTACAGCTACAATTCAGTTTACTAAGGTTCGTACATCGGATCTTGGGCGACAGTTTGTAATTCCGATTGCACCAACAGCTCGTCCATATCTGCGATTGGCATGTACCAGTAATGGTGCAGCTGGTGGAATTGTATTAGTACGTGATGCGTACATTGCAAACTCCCGTATCGGCGCAGTTGTTTAAGGAATAAGTAATGAATCTAGGTCAAATTAAACAAAAGGTTCGCATGATTGGTCGTCACTATTTTGGCGGCGAGCATGATCGAGATCCGTTTGGCCTAGATTACATTATTATTGAGGCAGCTAATGATATTGCCCGTAAAACAGATTGTTTTGTTGGAAGGCGATATCTTTCTACAGTCGGGGGAACAAGTGATTATTGTTCCCCTGACATTTATAAAATTAGAGTAATCCGGATCAAAGATGAAACTGGTGATTACAATGAAATTAAACTTGCAAGTTTTAGTGATCAGATTCTTGATGACTACAGAAATCAACCAGCTGAATATGTTCCTCAATACTGTGCCATTCACGGTATGAACAAAATTGTATTATTACCACCTCCTAGCGTAAGCGTTACTAATGGACTGCTAATAGAAGGATACGCACAACCGGGTGATAACTGGCAATACAATTCAGCTGGCAGTCCTTTAGCAAACACAGATGCTACTCCATGTCCCTTACCTGAAATGTCTCACGACTGTCTTGTTTATAACGTGTTATATTTACGCGCTATGCAGTTGCGTGATATAGATGGTATGACAATTTACAAGAGTGAATACCTTGACAGGTTGGGCCATATAGAGTCAAATGCTGCCATGTATTTACGGAGATCTGTGTAATGGCTCTTGGCTTTACTGTATTACGAAATGAAGTACTCAAATTACTTAATGAGACTAATGCTAGCGTCGTTGGTGAATTAGCCACTGGTGTAGGTGGCGCTGCAACTGTGTCGTCTAACGACACAATATTAGATTACTTAAATGAAGGCGCTGAAGAAATGACGCGCACCTGTTGTTATGAACAGGGAACTATACAAATTGTAACAACCACTGCTCGTGTAAACTCATTTGCAAACACAGCCTTATGGTATCCACAAGTTGTTATTATTTCGTCAAGTGTGTTAACTCACTGTGGCGAGCAAGAGTTACAAGCATTTAACTACAATTATTTAAATACCACTGGCGCACCACAGTATTGGTATCGAAATGGCCCGTACCAATTAGGTCTATATCCAAAACCTGCTACTGCTGTAACAGTTGATATAACTGGAGCAATTAGTGCTACGCCAATTTTAGCTGGATCTGGAACATTTTCATTTGCACCTGATGATATTTTATTAAAAGCTCTACCAGCATACGCAGCTGCTAAAATAGCAATGAAGAACTATGACGATCCATCTTTAGTAGGACGTGCATTTTGGAAAGATTGGTACGACATGTCTCGCATGACCTTGTGGGCACAGTTAGACACATCTTATAAAACACCCGGTGCATTGTTTGCAATACCCCCGATAGCACCATCAGGTAAATAATGAGGACCGACAATGGATAAGTTCCAGATTGATTTTAATACTCTACTTGCTGGGTTCATCGGTGCTCTCATAGGCACTGATTGGAAGAAGATAAGAAATGTAATTCAGGGAGCGATTACGGTCCTATCTGGTACTGCGTCTGCTATCTACCTTACTCCTATCATGGCTCATCAACTAGGCTGGGAAAAACCACACCAGATGATTGGATTATCATTTTTACTTGGCACTCTTGGTCTGCGTACGGTACAAGCTTTTAACCTAATCATTGAGAAGTCTTTAAAGAAGGTAAGTGAATAACATGTCTTGGCTAAGCAAATTTGTAAAGAAGATCGCTAACATCCCTGAGGTCAAGATACCTTTTGGCGAGGCTATGTTACTCAGTCAGATTGCTGACAACTTAGACTTTATGAGTGTGTCAGACCTTGAGAAGTTGCGTGACCTTGCGATGGTTGCTATTGATAAGCGGAAGGTGAAGAAGTGATGGCACATAGAAGCGAGGTGAGTAGTGTGCTGGCGTTCCTTACAATGCCTTTCAAGGGTACTGACTTCAACGCTTTGAAGGTGGGCAAATGAACCTGCAAAACTTTAGGATTGAAAAGGAACCAGCACCGTCGACTGACTGGCGTGTGTTTGGTGACATTACAGATGACGCAGGGAATATCCTTGGCACGTTTGAACCTAATGGAACCAGCGTAAATGTTTGGTGGGTCACTCAGGATGAACCATTTCAATATGGCATTGTCAATCAGTTTGCGTTGATTATGGCTCAACAGATTGCCAGTGGAGATGCCGAGTAATGGCTACTTATTACGTTCGTAATGATGGCAGTAATGGTAATACTGGCACTGGTCAAGGCACTGGTCAAGCGTGGCAGACAATAACGTATGCACTTACAGCAATGACGCTTACCGCTGGTGTAAATACCTTATACATTGCACCGGGTGTCTACAGAGAATCGCCAATATTGACGGTTACCCCTACGGCAACAAACACTTTGCTAATTACAGGTGACACAACCGCATCACAGTTTATTGGCATTGTGGCTAATCAAGTACGGGTCACAGGGGCAACAGGTGACATAACAGCCAACGTACAGAATAGTTTAGGAATTAGTAGGATTGACCTTGGCAGTAAGTCTTACGTGACCATACAGAACCTATATATAGAGCATAATGGGGCTTTTTCAGGCGGTGTGCCAAATGCCGCAATTATGTCTAGTGGTGATTTTATAACAATTAGACGTAATGTTATTGCTTCGTTTTATCTTGGTGGTGGCGTAGGTAGTGCAATTCAAGTCAACCCACCAAATACAACCGGCAATACAATTCTAATTCAAGATAATATTATAGTTGGCTGTGCGTTTGGGATACAAGTAAAACTATTACCTGTTGCCTCTGGCGTTTCCGGGGTGGTCATAACTAATTGTAGGATATCTACAAATGGTTGGCAAAACGGTTACGGTATATATGTTGTTGCTGTTTCAGGCACAAATATTGCATCAGTCTCAATTAGCAATTGCACAATTACACAGTTCTCACAAACTGGAATTGCGTTTCAAAACGGGAATGTTACCGATAAGCATTTAGTACAGAATTGTATAATTGCACTCGGTGGTACTGGAATCAATTCCATTACTTCTAATCAAGTAACACAACGGAATAACCTTATTTATGCTACTAGTAACCTTGGCGGTGTTGCTACGGATACATCTACGGTTAACTCGGATTTTCTTGGCATCGACTTTGGTCAATCGCTTCTACAAGGGTTTGCAAGTCTTGCACCATTTGCAACATCAATAAATTCCAGAAATACAAGTTTTGGCAATTTAACCTCTGCGCCAGCAACAGATATGTACGGTGTGACGTGGACTGGGGCAAATCCTGACTTAGGAACAGCAACTCTTAGAAGTGTTTCTAATATTGGGTTTTACCTCCCAACTGAGCGAAACGCCTCCGCAATCACAATCGCTCCCGGCTCCACCTCACAAAGCATCGAACTCTACCTAGGTGCTACAGGGCTAGCATTCAACACCTCCGGTCTAGCGGCTACATTTAACCGTACACGTAGTCTAGCCGTACCTATTACCCTAGTGTCTTTATCACTTATGACTGACGGTTGGGTGTCTGGCGGATTTAAAGAAGTTAACGCAAGCACGATGCCGGGTGTTTACCGTTTAGATCTACCTAATGCCGCAATAGCGGCAGGGGCAGATGATGTGACAGTTGTTGTAAAGGGTGCTGCAGGTACTAACGGCGCGGTGATGACGATCAAGCTGCAATCTGTTGCAAACGAGATTCTAAGTGCAGACATCGGTGGCGGTGCTAACGCTGGTACGTTAAACGAGCGTACTGTACGATCTGCATTGCGAGCAATGCGTAATAAGGTGTCTGTAGGTACAGGCACAATGATTGTATACAAAGAAGATGACTCAACGGAAGCGTGGACTGGATCGTTGTCGAATACAGCTGACGTGACGGTAGATCCGGTATAAGGAGACGTAATGCCATTTGTAAATGTACAAGTACAGTTGTTAAGTGTAGACGTATCACAGGATGGTCAAATTACAGCATTCTTTAGTGATAGCCCTGAAACGGGTATGACTTTTACAGACTTTGCAACATTAGAATCGTATTTAAGTAATGACGGGGTTTGGTTACCTACACTTAAATTGATGGCTTTACTTGATTACACTCAAGAAAGTATTGCAGGTAAAACTGTCTCTCTGTCATGTTCGGATCCTAATGACTTATGGGTAAAGGCAATCTAAATGGCAGTTGTACCTTATAAGCACACAGTTGAAATGCTTCCATATAGGTTCGGAATCAGCGATAACCGGAGCTGGCAAACGTTTGTAATACAATCGACAACTAAATGGGGTCACAGATTTCGTGCGGAAGCAACAGGCGTAGTATCTAAAGTACTGATTTACACTGGAACGCAAGCACCGGGTTCTGGAACTGTACGAGTTGGTATACAGACAGTAACCGCTAGTACTGGATTGCCTACAGGAACGTGGGTTGCTTACGGAGATCTGGCGTGGGTCAACACAACACACAGTCAAACAACTCAAGAAATTACTACTACAGTTTCAGGTTCGGTTACACGAGGTGAATCGTATGCGTGGGTTGTGGAATATGTTACTGGAACACCATTTACTTTAGGCACATTTATAAACGCCGTAGACCGATATATATCAGAGCCGCATCAATATTCGTGGTCAGGAACTGCGTGGAGTCTTGTAGGCGGATTTAACAACTGGGATAGAAATGTTTATGGGTATCAAATAAGTTCTTTATGGTACGGACATATCTATCAAGGCTGGGCGCAATACGATGGCACTAATAGTCAGTATCACGGTGCAGTTTTTACATTAGGTGGTGATGCAACTTTAACAAATGCAACACTAAGCGGTGTTCGTGCTATATTCAAAGGAAACACCAACAATGCTGGCGGAATATCATGTCGCATAGGAAGTATTGTTGGAAGTACACTGACACCTATAAGTACGTTTGACATTGTTCCTAATGGTGCGCTGTTACAAAGTAATAATAACAATGAATGGTCTGCGTGGAACGACTTAATGTTTCCGAGCAATGTTACAGTGCCTACAAATACAAAACTATTTGTAGGATTCAGAAAACAATATGATGTTGTTTTGTTTTTACAAAGTGTAAATGCTGTAAGTCATTGGAATTGGTGGACGAGGGGTCCTTCACAAGGTAGTTACGCTTATGTAGACTTTACGACTAATGCGGTCACAGAGTTTACGCTACAGCGTCCGTGGATGGCTCTTGATTTTGATAGTGTAACTACAGTTTCTGCTGGCGGTGGTGGTTTAGCAGCTAATCCAATGGCGGGGTACGTACTATGAGTAAATATCTAGGTGATTTCAGTGCGTCAAGCATTATAGATTTTAAGTTCACTACATTCCGTCCATCTACGGGTGCGCCATTTACGCTTGCTGGCACTCCAGTTGTTTCGGTATACAAGGATAACGATGTAACTCAAACAACTACTGGCGTAGTACTTACCGTAGACTTTGATGGTGTAACAGGTTTAAATCACGTACGTGTCACAACAACAGACGCATTTTATGCTAACGGCAGTGAATTTGAGTGCGTTATTACCACTGGTACAGTTGACTCTGTCAGTGTTGTTGGTTCTTGTATTGGTCGATTTACCTTACGCAGTCAAGCATCGCTTTATCCAACAACTGCTGGCAATACTCTTGATGTCAACGTAAACGGCGAGGCTGGTGTTGACTGGGGAAATGTAGGCAATCAAGGTTCTACAGTTGGATTGGCAGCAACAACAGTATTTACAACAACAAACGTGACCAATAACGTAGGTGTAGGGACTATTGCGGCTAACGCTATTAACGCAGCGGCTATTGCTACTGACGCTATTGATGCAGATGCCATTGCAAACAGTGCAATTACAATCAGGCTTAGTACAGATGGAACTGCTTCTGAAGGACGTATTATTGCTGGCTCGGTAGCAAATGATGTGTGGAATGCACAGGTTGCCACATATGCAACTGCTGGATCTAACGAAACGCTAGGTACAGATACGTATGGCACAAAGGTGATGCGTACTGTTGCTGCTAACCGACCATCATCTGTCAATACTGCTAACGGTCATGTTGTAGCATCAATGTCTAATGGAGCTATTACCGCAACGGCTATTGCTGCTGACGCTATTACAGCTGCTAAATTTGCCGATGACGCATTGGTTATTCAGTCAGCTGCTGCGCTCGGTAATAAGATACGGTTTGCAACAGATGCAATTACATCTACTGTTATTGCTTCAGATGCAATTACTAATGCTGAACTTGCCAATTCTGCTGTCCAAGAAATTTGGGATTACAATGTTAGTGCTTACGTAACAGCAGGTCTTGCTGGTACATATCTTAAAAATGCTGGCGCTGCGGGTAACCCTTGGTTAACCGATATTGGTAGTGCAGTTACTTATCCAGTTGCAACTACTGCTGGTGGATATTTACGAGAAAATCTAAGCAAGACTGGGGATGTTGAGAATGACGTTTTAAATGTACCACTCAACGTATGGACAACTATTGTTACTTCAGACTCTACAACATATGGACAACTTAGTAGTTACTCAATGGTTGATGTCATGGCGTTGCTTGCTAAGGGATATTGTTCGGTATTTGGTACAGTGCAAGCATCTCCAGCTCCAACTACAACTACCGTTAAAACATCCTTAACCGGATATGTCAATAGTGCGTTTGATGATCAAACTGTAATTTTCTTGAAGGGGTCAAGTATTGCTGGTTCGTGTACTGTAATCTCATCATCTAACGCATCTGGCAACTTGGTGTTTGACGAACCACTTCACCAGCAGCCCTCTGTAGGTGACGAGTTTATGATTCTACCAATGCACGTACACTTGCTTAGCGCGATTGCAGATAAGTTACTTGGTAGGTCTATTGCCGGTGGAGCCGATGGTGGGCGAACGGTAACTGATGCAATGCGCGTATTGCGTAATAAAACGTCAATCACTGGTAATACGTTGACTGTGTATAAAGAAGATGATGGAGATACGCTACCAGCAGCTTGGACAGCTACGCTGTCAACTAGTGCATCTGCAGATCCAGTCACAGGGATTGACCCAGTCTAATGGCAGCTGGATTCAGGTCACCATTTTTCATATGGGTTGGTGGATTATCTGCTCCTGTAGATTCTCCATCTACTGGATGTGAGTGTCCTACTTACACACGTGATGGCAGTGTTATTAATCAATGGATATCTCAATCTTGCGATGTTGGTTATTCATCTTTACCATATACGTTACCTATATTTAGGTTATATGTGTTTACTCCAGAAACTGAATCGTATACTCAGTCTGCTACGCTTACAAATGCATGGCAACGAAAGGCTTGCGAATAATGGCATTGCGACAAGTATCAAACAATCAACAAGCTTTTACCATTGGTGACCGTGCGTTTACTGGTATTGACACTTACAACCAGCCCAACGAACTTCAACAAAACTACTTTCAGTCTTTACAAAATCTATTTGTCTATGGCAATACTCTACGTCCACGTAACGGATGGCTTTCTGTATGGATGAACCCATCTGGGCCAAACTTTAACTACACTACATCTAATCCAATACGTGAGTTATCTGTGCTTAAAGATAGTGGTCAAGCAAGTAGATTAGTTTTTGCAAGCGGTACTGGCGTTTTTAGTTATGACACATCGGCATACCTTAATACTCCTTTGACTACAGCCAATCAACCTGTTGCATTAAATGATAGATGGACAGGCTCACCTATTAATATTGGGTCAGCTGAAAATGTACGCATAGTTAAGCATGGGCAGTATCTTTACGGAGCTAGTGGTGGGAATCGCCCACTCTTTCGTGTTCGTATGAATGGATCTTCTGTAGAGGCAGAAAATATTCCGCAACTTGCAAATGACCAATTAAAAAACATTAAGCCACTTGCAACTACTTCATCGTTAAAGGTAATGGCTGACCCGCAAATTAGCAGCTTGTACACAACTCCAATATTAACTACGGGTTTCAGTTCATTGGATGCGTCTTTATTTGCTAGTGTAGTTACAAACGGAAACTTTTCTAGCAACACATCGTCTGGATTTGGGCAATGGAACTACAACACAACTGACGTTCAATACATAACAAGTAGTACTAAAACAGTTGGTGCTAATACATTTAACACCTTTGCTAACTCAGCTAAAAATCCACAGGACATGATTATTACGCGAGATGGAGCAGCATCGCAACGATGTTTAAAGCTTGATCAAATCCAAGACTTTATCTTTCAGGATATTGATGTGCGATCAATTAATCTGACTGATGATAGTGAATCATTTACATATTCGGTTATTGCTGGAACGCTTGACACCATAGTAGTAGCAACTGGTCACGGACTTTCATTAGGACAAAAAATTAGTTTTCAAGCTGCAGTTGGCGGCGTATCTATTACTACTATTTATTACGTTAAAACAATTGTCACGTCTACAACATTTAAGGTGACAACTGACAGTACATTAGCTGGTGCTGCCTTTACGTTCTCTGGTGCTTTATCTAATCAGCAATATAAAGTTGCGCGTAACTGCGGTATGTACGTGGTGACGTTATATCTATGGAATGAAGATGACCTTACTAATTTCATAAGTGGCAACACAATGGATATACGTATCCAAGGAATGAAGAATACAGCAACTACAGCGTTTTCTGGCACTAACTTAATTGACGGCGCAGAAGTTTACTACAATGCACAACCCGGAGCTGCACGAACAGCTAACGATTGGCAACGCTTTGAAATCTTAGTTGATTTTAGAGAATATGACAAAATTCTTACAGGCCTACAGATTCGTATAGCAACGGCATTCCACAGAGGTGGAGATAGTTATGTATTACTTGAAGACGTTTCAATTCATCCTGTCAATAGTTCTGTAGCCGTAGCATCAATTCAAGATGATCCAAACAAACTTGCAAAGCTAGTTGGTAAACAGCAAAACACAACTTTTAATGCAACAGCACCTATAGATCAATATGCAAAATATTTAGCTAATGAGTATATCAAGATAGATCTTGGTGCCAACTATCAATTTACAGAAACGGAATCACTTAGTATCCGTGCATCATTTCCAGAAACAATTAATGCTAGTGTCCCTCCATTTAGTCTAGGATTCAGGGTTGGAAGCAAGACAGAATGGACTGGTCAGTGTAGTTACGACAAAGAGCAAGGTTATTTGACATTTCAGCTTTTTCCAGTACCACAAGCGTTCCGTAAAGATGTTAGATATTTATACTTTAGAGTTGACTTTGATCTTACAGATCTTAGAACAGATGAATGGTTTATAAGTTTTGGTGAAGTTACTAAACAAGGAGCACTTACACCAAGTAGTAAGTACACATATATGTACACCTTATGGCGTCCATATACCCTACCTAGTAACCCTACAGCGACTACCGGAAATGCATGGGCGACGTTACCAGAATTCCCGAATGCTGATGGTTTTGAAACTGGACCTACTCAATTTAGCGCAGACGTAATCATTACGGCAGCTGTCAATCAAGTTACGTTGCGCTTGAGTACGTCAGATTTACGTAGGCCGATAACTAACTGTGAATACAAATACGCTTTGATCTACAGAAAGAATGTTTTATTTGGAGATAATGTTCCACGTCTTATTGCAGTGATTGATCTTGATAGTGGAAATGCATATGTTGATGGCACCAAATGGACAGGATCTAGTGCATCTATAACGGATGTTGCTACCCGTGAAATCACGTTTGTAGATCAAGTGCAAGATTCATCGTTGTTGTTTGACAATGGCGCAGGGACTAGAGGATATAGATTCAAAGAAGGTAGAGATCAGTTCCCACTTGGTTGTGACACGTTGGCTTCATTCAACAATCGTTTATTTGCTGTAAAACAAAATACAATTTTTGCGTCATGGGCTTTAGATAGAACCAATGAATATGGTCTGTATACAACAGAGGTTCCTTATCCAAATGATCCAGAGGTTGCGTTAAAGGGTGCAAGCTTTACAATCAGCAGTAAGAACGATGAAGAAAAAATACAAGCAATGTATGTTATCAACGGTGATGGCATGTTACGTGATAATAGTACATCTAGTGCATTGGCTATTATGCGTGAATATAGTTTGTATTTACTCACTGGAGATAGCCCTGCTAACTTTGCTAGTCAAGGGTATTTGCAAGGTCAGGGGAATGGCTTAATAGCTAAGCGTGGAGCATGTACATTAAATGGAAGGCTTATGCTTACAACTAGTTCTGGAATTGCAGAACTAACGGGTACTCAATTAAGCCCTATAGGGTTACCACTTGAAGGCGTATTAAATATGCGCAGTCAAGACTTTAGTCCATCTGGGACATTGGAATACATACGAGCTGAAGCATACGCTGATATTGTTTTTACGGAACACGATCGTCGGTTATTTGTGTTAGCCCCAACAGTAAATGAGACCTCTGCGCAAACGTGTACGCGTTGTTATGTTTTTGACAGTCGTAATAAGGGTTGGGTCAACTGGACTAACCCAACAGCTTTTACTAGTTTAGTATCTGTTGAAGCAGCTGATGATACTCAGGAACTATACGCTGGTGGTCGTGATGGAAGACTCTATCGTTTCCAAGGGTTTGCTGATGGCACTTATAGCTCTGCTGCTGGGGCACGTACTTTTACATCAATTGATTGGAATATAATTTCTAGAGCCTATGGGCAAACTTTTGCAGAAGGTAGTATGTACTACAGTGCCAATAAAATACACAGTTTAAATTTACATTTTAACAATAAATCTGCATCTACCATTTTGTTAAACTGGGGCCTACGTGGCATGAACAATGTTTCAACGACTGGCACTTACACATGGCCAGCAAATACGGAAAAGGTTGTGTCTTTGCGACAAATATCAAGATCTGCAGATAGGCAGACGTTTAACGTTGAGATAACTGGAAGCACACAAACGTCTTTTCTTTTCCAAGGATTTCACGTTACGACAACAGAAGGTAATACACCAAGGAGTTAAATTGTGCCAATTATTTCAGGTATTACTCCCACAGAGGGAGGTAACAGTTTACCCCCGGACAGAAAATTAAGAGGCCCCGGAAAAACCAATGCTGTTTTACCAACTTCTAATTTTCGCGGCACAGAAACTGTTCCCTACACAGCAAGTTTTGCTGGTAATTATTTTGCCAACGCTGCGTTTACTGTTCCTATAGCCCCATCTATTATTTTATGTGATGCCAATACTGCATCATTTGTAGTGACACTTCCACCAGCGGCAAGCTGTTACGGAAGGTATGTAGAACTAATAAAGGTTGATTCTTCCGTAAATACAATTACATTTACGCCAACTGGTACAGATTTAATTAATTATTACAGTACATGGACAGGTCTAACTAAACAATGGGAGACCGTAAAGTTTTTGTCCGTTATCGATAGCAATAGGCAAGCAAGATGGATAGCAATGTTATCTAAGCCTGTTGTGTAGTAAACTGGAGGTATTATGGATCCCGCAACACTAGGTCTTATTGCAAATGTCGGTTCTCAATTTTTAGGCGGCCTTGTGAAGAAGCGCCGTAATCCTTTTGAGTCTGAACAATATGCTGCATTAAATAAATCACGCGCTCGTGACAGATACTTTGACTCGATGCTTAAACGTGGCGAATCAATGGCTGCCCGTTACGAGCCGACTATGCAGAAGATGGCGGACATTAGTATTGAAAATGCAAACAAGCCTCTTAGTAATTCAGACATTTTTAAAGGAGTTGGCCCAGCTGCTGCACTATTGCAACAACAAGGTGATGCAGCAAGAGCCTCAGCAACACAGGCAGCAACGTCTCGCGGACTAGGCGGGGGCGTTGCAGCTGGAATGGGTCAGTCTGCCAATAACGCGATTAACTCTGCCATTGCAAGCAACATCGGAAACTTTGCAAGTAACTATGAATTATCTGCACCACAACGTTTAGCGCAAGCGCAAGGCATTGCCAGTGGTATGTATGGTCAAGGAATGGGATTACAGCAAGGCGCCATGGCTAGCAGTGACGCCAACATGGATCGTCGAATGGCTATTGGTAATCAGATTAATCAGTTTAATCAAGCAGCAGATGATGAAGCTAATGCAATGACTGCAGCTCTTGGTTCAGGCATTAGTGGGTATTTTGGTCAACAGGCTGGTCAACGGAATATAAATAAACAATTGGCTGCTCAAGAACGTGCTCAGAGTGACTTTTTGGCAAAGATGGGGTCAATTGGCGCAATTGGTTATGTACCTAATGGTGGCTATGTACGTAACACCGGACTTGGTGCAGCAAACAATAAGTATAACGTAGGACCAATGTAGGTGAAACAATAATGGCTAGATTTAATCCACAAGCTTTTTTGGCTGGCATGCAATCATTGGTAGCTCCTCAACAACAGGCTGATCAGCAAGTTGCTCAAATGCGTATGCAACAAATGGATAGAGCCAGAGAACAAGAAAACATGTTGAATCAGCGCATGGTCCAAGGCCAGCAAATGCGCATTCAACAAAATGAAGCTGATCGAGCTACTGAAAGATTTGGGCTAGAAAGAGATGCTGCTGCGCGACAAAAGGTAATTGATAAGCGCAATCTTGATGCAGCTAAATTAGGAACAGACAAAGAGCGTACTGCAGCTGTAGCCATGTTGACTGAGCCAGTGAATGTTGCAAAGTCTAAGCTTTTAGCTGCACGAACCAAATATAATAATGCCATAAGTAGACCAAGCGCATACACTCGTACTGACTTTACAACAATTGTAAACAATCTTGTTGAAGCGCAGGGCAATTATAAAGCCGCGTTTGACCAGCAAAAGGGAATACTGAAATACGTTTCTCCTTCATTTAAGCTAGATGAATCAGTGCTAGGAACTCTTGAAGCTGACATAACGCCACTTACTTATAACGATGCAGTTAAAGCCTTAAAGGCAGCAGGAGTAGCAGCGCCAGCTAAAAAAGTTGAAGGCGAGCAAGCCGTTCCCGGTGGTCAATCACCAAAACCAATTGAATACATACCGCCAACTAGGCCAGTTGGAGTAAAGGTTGGTGCACTTGCAACAGACGTCGAAGAACCTATGCAGGTTGCTAGCGACAAGTCCCAAATTGATGCGTTGTCATTATTAGCTCCTACGTCATTAGGAATCGGTGTAAATGCGCCAGCTGGAATTGGTGCCGCTCCACCAAGTAAAACAGTAAAGCCAGTTGCCAAACCTCCAGTAAAGTTAGACAAGAATGGCAAACCAATACCGCAAAAAACACCTGTAGCTCCTCCTGCTATGCCAGTTCGACCTATGCGATCTCGTTTATTTCCGGACAGTGAAGATGCTGTTTTGGATTCTAATGATGTCAAAGCGTCGTCAGAGTTGCAAAAAGGATTTATGGATTTTGCTATAAGTACGTTTAACGTCAATCCACTCAACAAAGATTTTAAGGAGATGTGGCATAGGCATATTTCAAATCCTGATCTCATGAGGCAGTATCTTGCACCATTGATGACTAGCGTTAAGTTTGCAAGCCCGGAATCTTATCAATCTGTACTTGCTGACTTTGAAGGAAGTGTATTGAATTCCATTGGAAAGCAAGCGCGTGTGCCAGTTGCGATGGAGCAAGCGTTATTGGATGTCGCAGTTAAACGACAGAATTTAACAGATGCTAAGAGTGAAGCAGAGTATAAGTCTGACCTACAACCATTAACGCTCGAAAAACTTAGAGCCGAAGTTGATTATTATAAAAGTGGTGGCAGACGCGCTCAGGCAGCAAGTCCTTTTAAAGGCGTTCCACAAAGAGTTTCTATGGCTCAAAATTTTGGAAAGCCTGAAATTGTCGAACTTGACAACATCATTAAAGAGTATTCCGATGCAATAAAAAATGCAAAAGTAACTGAAACAGAACGTCAAAAATATACTACAGATCCAAAATATAAAATGTATGGACAAATGCAAATAGTCAAAGAGGCTCGAAGCATTAAAGCAAAAATTATGACGCAACGAAAGTTACTACGTGCATCGGCAGGAAACGAAGCAAGATTTATAGGAATGATTATGAATTTTGATCCAATTGCAGGTGTCAAAAATCAGGAAATTTTAAATCGTTTATATTCTCTTCCTGAAATCGATACAATGTATGACCCCGGTAGTTCGACTAGTGGAGCCGGTTTTAGATCTCCTGCATCTAGCGGAGTTGTAGATGATCCTAGTTTTTTATTTGATCAATAATTTGAGGATTAATTAATGGCAGTAAATCCAGAGTTACGTAGATGGTTAGCCCAATATGATGCAGCCCGAAAATCAAAACGCAAGGGCATGCAACAAATATCGTCTATCGTAAACAATACGACAGCTGTATTAAATGCTGCTAAATCTTCTGGATTAATTGATCAACGTGGATATGATGAACGACTTGCTGATTATCAAAAGGCTGTAGGTGCTTTATCACGCACACCTGTAACTCGTAATGGTATTCCTTTAACTAAGCCTAACGGTAAACCATTAACACATATTGAATTTGTAAAGAACGGTGTATACAAACCATCTAGTAATCTAGAAGGTGTAAATGAATCTTTAATACAACGACAGCAACAGGCACGGGTTGGAATAAGTGAACCACCACCAAGTGAGCCTGTTGAAATACTAAAAAATATTGGTGGCCTCTCGCCAGACGTATATAAAGGTTTGGAAGGCGGTATTAAAAATACTGCTTTAAAGATACAGGCTCTTGGCGAAACAAGACGTGTGTCTGCTCCTGATGGTAAACCATATACAGAAATCAGGCCTTTTACTTTCTATGATCCAGAAAGTACTAACCGAGAACAAGTGCCTTTTGTATCAGCATCTAAACTTGCTGAACAAGTTTTTAAGCCAGAGAACGAAGCTCAATCTGTTGGTGCTGAACTTGGAGCTGGCCTTGTTGATGTTGCGCTTAACCCTCTTAGTATTATCGGTTTATCCGGCCTTTCAGGTATGGCTTCTAAACGAGCTGCAAAACTTGGTATTAAACCTATTGTTGCCAGTGGAGCAGTTCAAAGTATTCCTATTGTTGGTGGCATTGCTAGCGCTATCACTAATGATCCAAAGTTAAATGTTTTTGACCCTCTATCTATGGCTGTTGCATATAAGCCTACTTCTGAATTAACTCAGGCCTTGCAACAGGCGGAATCAATTACACGACAGCAAGCACCTATGACTCGTGCTGGCGTAAACGTCGTTGGTAGTATTTATCAAGCAGGTGTTCTTGGTGCTAAAGGATTAGCAAATGAAGGCGTAGCATCTCTAAAGAAGGGTGTTAAAGCTGTACGTCAAATTAAGGCTGATCAAATTGCATTAAAGAAGACTGCTGCTGAATCTGGATTAGCTGTAGCTCCAGTCAAGCCAATGCCGGTAAAAGAGTTAGTTAAGTCCACTTTGGATGCCATGGATGGTACTGGTCAAATACCATCTAACCTTTCTTATGCTGTATTTAATACTGTTCCAACAGCAATCAAACAAGTAAAGAGCATGGTTGATCCATATGATCCTACAACTGGAAAAGGTACTCCAGCTCCAGATGCTGGTGAATGGTTACAGGTATTAGCTAACGCTGCCATTTTAAAGCCAGCCGAAACAAGTATTATTGCTAAGGCTGCTGGTTCATTCAATGATATTACGGCTCAAGCTCAGACTATCTATACAGCTCGCATGGCTCACAACAAAGCGGTTGATGGATTGTATACAGATTTACCAATATTAAAAACTATTCAAGATCGGACTGGCCTAAATAAAGACGAAGCAATTTCATACCTCAATCTTTGGTTTGAAAAAAATGTTGGTCGTCCAATATCATCCTATTTAGATTTCCCTGTGTTAAATGCAATGTCTCAGCCCAAGAAAGCATGGGACCCACGGTCTGGCGTTACATTTGAACAGTTTCAACAAAGTAAGTTTAACGACGCACAAGACGTGCCGTTTGCTTTTTTAAGTAACGGGCAGAAAAGAGGTAACACCAGTGACGGTTTTCCTCCTATCTGGGATAGTGAGTTACTGCAAAAAGTTCAAGCTACCAAAAGGTTTGACACTGATGACATGGACGATGCAGGAATGCCTATTCCAAATAAGCATGATGAAGCCATGCATACAATTTTGGAAAAGTCTGGGCTAGGAAAATATAGTCGCCTTACTGAAAAGAATCTTGCGCGTGACAATTTTAAGACTATTGCAGCTCAGATTATGCAGTCAAGGAGTCCGTCAAAAGATGATGTTTTAGATGAAGTACAAAAACGTATGCAACGTTTGCAAATCCCAGAAGTTGTCACAACTGATGAAAATGGAAATGTTAGACGTTTAGGTTTAGATCCAGAACTACAGTTTGCTGTAGATATTACCGACGTAGATGCTGAAGCCGCTTTTACAATTGATGCAACAACGTCCGGCAAACAACGCACTGGTATTGATGTTGATGCTATCCCTAAAACGATTAAAGGTTTAAGCAAACAACAGACTTGGGTTGGCACAATTGGTAAACAGCGATTTGTATTTACTGCAAAGGGTTTTGATGCTGGTGGAGTTTATATATCTGCTAGACCCGAAGTAAATGTAGGAGCGGAATTAACACGCACTGTGTTGATGGGCCGTGAGTCATTACAGCAAATTCTCCCGAAAGGAGAAGCTGGAATGCGCATCCTAAATGAAATTGAAACAGCATTAAATGATGGTGGTAACCCATTACAGGATAGAGTTGATGCTGTATTACTTGACGAAGGTCAGCGTTCTGCTGACGCTCGTGACTTTCCACAGTCTGTATATATCAATGCAAAGAAATTCCAAGCACGATACCTAGGAGATAATGGAGATTTCTATTGGTATCAATTACCATCGGGTGCTGTAATTCGTCAGATTAAAACTGCTTCCGCTGGTCGCATCATGACTGACAAGCCTATGCCTCCATTAACTGGATTGAGTTCTAAGGCTCGTATATATGGATGGAGTGCCAGCGTACTTGATCAAGCACGAGGCACAATACCTGATCAAATTGATATTCTTTTAGATAAAGATGACCCTAGCAGTCAAGTTCGTGTTCATTTGACTGACGTAAATCAAGCTGCTATAAAACGCATGCGTGATAACTACAATAGTGAATTACTTCCCGAACAAAGTAAACCTGCGCCTGATACAGAGGCTTTACGTAGGAAGTATGAAGCCCAGATATCTAACTATGTACTTGGCTTAAATAGGCAATCCGATGATGAACCTGTTTCCATGTACTTAGGTATGGAGCAACCTATTAAAGTTGGCGACATTGTACTTATTCGGTCTCGCCAAGAGGGTACGGATCTTATTCGTGTAACACCATTGCGTGAAGAGTCAAAACGCGCGGTTGTTGTTTCTGTTGGCAAGGAAGGTGTTGGGGTTAAACTGGCTGGTCGCTTTGATGATCCAACTAGCCTCATACATTCGAGTCTACTTGTTCCAGCTGAAATACAGCGACTAAGCACTGATGACGTATTTAATCTTGCCAACTTAGATGATGAGGCGCTGGCTACATCGCGTCCGTTTAATCGATCTACTGCCGAGCAACGTAAAGCATCGCAGGAGATGGTTGCTGAAACAGAAGCACGTAAAGCTGTGCAGCAAGAACAGGAGAGAGCAAACACATTCCTGCGTCAGTTTGCTGATATTGATCAGGTCTTTGCTTCTGCAAGCGCCGACAAGCTAAGTAGGGTTGGTTCTGTTGAAGATGCATCAGCTCTTCTGCGACAAATTCAAAGTCGTAGACGACTTACTCCTAATCAATATGGAGACATCATCTACACGGCGTTAAAAAATTCATCACTTGAAAGCCATGACCATATTATTCAAGCTGTTTTAGCCGAACCAGCAACTGATCCAGCTAATACGTCTTCTGTAATCCGTCAGAATGAAGCCTTAAATGGATTAAAGCGGTGGTTAGATACTGGTGATATTGCATATATATCTGATGACGCTACAGAAGTATTATTCTTCTCTAACCCTGTGCCCGGTAATACTAGAATTCAACGTGAGTTAACTCTATCTGACATTAATACTGTAGCAAACTATGCGTTACGTACATGGAAGACTGGTAAGTTAGAAACTCATATTAGAAATGTTTTAAATGGTACACAGGCTTATAGCCGTTTACCTGATGAATCAAAGAAGGCTGCTGCAATTAATATTGCAACCCGTGCTAAGCAAATGGCTAACATTGACATTGGACTTGGCGCAATTCTTCAACGATTGCCTAAGCAAAACAAAGAGGCTTGGTCATACATAGCTAGACTTTCTCCAGAAGCGCAGATTGACCTACTTGTTAAGCTTACAGATTCTGAAACATTCTTTGATCAATCTTCTGAAGTCAATAGAAGTATTGACACATTCAACACAGCACTTAGGGAACTGGGAGGTCAAGCTGGTACATCAACAGCGCCTATCACTACTAACTCCTACATGGATGTTGTGCGCTCAACAGTAGATCGTAGATCAATTGCAGCACGAAAGATGCTTTCGGAATCTGCTGCTGCATACGCACGATCAAATGACCCAGCAACAATTGATGGGCAGTCTGTCAAATATTTTGTAGATAATCTTCCAGAGGCTGAACGTGTAACTTTTGTCGAAAGTCTTCTTGGTGGATTAAGCGATGGATCTCGCAAGCAGATAGGTGACTTCTTATCGGAAACTACAAAGATTGCTGGTGATCTATCACTTAAGGATTTGATTGACTTTGCTGAGTCTAATAAACTTAAGAGCTTATCCGATTTGCAGAACGCTGCAGACGCACTTGCTCGTGGTGTTTCTGCTCGTATTGCCGTAACAAAACCAAAGGCGCAAGGCACAGAGCCAGCTGTAAAAAGCGACCAAGGTATGGACAGCTTTAATGAATGGTTTGACCTTGTTGCTGAAACACCGGGGTATTTTGAGCAAGAAGAGTTACAGACACTCTTACTTAATAACCGTCAGAAATACGCCGAAGAAATTGAGCAAAATGGATTTGGCGAATTCATGGCAACATTTATTGATGACCTTACTGGGTTATTTAAAAGTCAGTCCGTAACACCAGAGTTTGTTGACACAATCGTACAAGCAGGTAACAAGCAAGCAGTAAAAGCATTTACTGAGGTTCATGCTTATGAACGTGAATCAATGAGTGTGCTAGCAAAAATACCTGACGGTGAAACAACAGGCCTTAGCAATGAGCGTGTATCTTCATCAGCACGACGTAGTGATTTTGGTGAAATGCAAGAAGCTTTAGTAAAGCTGGCTGAAATATCTGCAGACAACGTGGATACTCCTGTTGCGCCAGCAGTTGTATCTAAAGAAGATGTGCAACTAATGCGTAAGAGCCTTAGAGAAACAGCTGCATGGTTAAGGCAATATGGAAACGTAAACATATCTGCTATTGATTTTCAACTTCCAGTTCCCGGTAAGGGTATTGGTGGAGCAGCTGTACTGGAAGGATCTATTACAGAGGCTGCTCGTTTAGCAGGTGATGCAGATGCGTTTACTGTCGGACCAGACGGCCGAGTTACTCTGACTAAGTACGGTGCAACTAATAGAGTTGGTATGGCGCAAGTATTCAAGCGCACACTTGGTCTTCCAGTAAATGCAGGAGATCAGGCTACTGCTTTAGCCACGTCTATCTCTAATGACTTAGCATTGCTATGGGACATGAATGCTCGCAGTTATGCTATGCGCGTTATGGATCACGAGCTTCTGTTTGGTAATATTGAGGCTGGATCTTTTTATATACGTACACTTGAAGCCATTCGTGATAGAGCAACAAATCCAAATGACGCAGTTGCTATTGATCAGGTAATTGATTACGTAAGGGAAAATAACTCACTAATTGAATATGACAGCAAGGGAACACCTAAGTCTGTTATCAAGCGTGTGTTTTCTGGAATAAATAGTTCGTTTGGAGATAGCGTTGCTGAGTTTCTTCAGACGCACAGACTTGCACAGTTGACTAATGACTTCTACACAATGAACGCAAGGTTGTTGTCTGGTGGATTTGATCCAACCAAATTTACAACCAACTCAAACATTCGTGGCGCTGAAGCATTTATTCACATGGTTTATCCAGAGTCTAATGACGTAAGCCGTAATGTTGTCAACATGGTATTGCACCTCAATAGAACTTCTAATGTAGGTCGCAATGCTTATGCGCTAGCACATGAGGTAACTCATGGCTTGTACCACACAATGCCTTGGATGGAAAAATATAAGCTAGCAAATAACGCTTTAGCTTGGGCATCAAAAAATTACACAAAGCTTGTGCAGGGTAAAGAAGCTGCAATCCAACGCGCCTACTCTGCACTAAAAAAGGAAAAGCTTCTTGTTGATGCACAAAAAGAAACACTGTCACCTGATGAATTTAAAATGCGGTATGAGGTAGATATTGCTGATCGAAACAGTGTTACGTTTACAGACCCTGTAATTAACGAGATTGTTGTTTCTTATCTTACAAACATGGCGCTGTCATCTCCTCAAGTATTTGCAGGTTCAGACAACTATGCGTACGGCGCAGCCGCATCTGCTGTTTTCCGTAGTATTGGAAATAGACTAGGCGCAGCAATTCGTTTTATGAATGAAAGCATAGACTATGGCGCTGTTGATGTTCAGCGAGGCAAAGTTCTTTCTAGATGGACCTTAAGTGGAGACACGTTCTACAGTAGAGATTCTTCAAATGTTGTGTCTCACACTCCTCTTGATAAAGGTTGGGTTGTGCGTTTAGCTGTAAACGATGACGTTGAGTTGGCAAAATACTTGACCCCTCTAACATCAAAGGATGGTGTGTATCTAAGTGCTGGTTCATTAACAGGGTCTAGTCGCATAGATGTAGCAGCAACAAGGTTTGCTTCTATATTCAATAGAGCATTTGGTAAAAACTATCGAGATGTAAGCGTTGAAATTGAAGACATGGTTTACGCTCCACCAAGTGGAGACCAAGATGCAGTACGTGGAACATATGTTATGTTGTCAAGTCCAACAAAACAAAATGAGTTTTCTAAGTTCCAAAATATAAACTACGTCAAGGTAGATCAAGTTGTTGACAATGGTGTTTTACTTAAATACAAGGTGCGCGAGAATGGACAGATGGTCACTAAGTCTGTCAACTTTAATAAAGGTGACTTAGCTTATGTGGTCAAAATGGATAGCTTTAATCCTAAGACTAAAAAGTATGAGTCCTACAGATTTTTGATGCGAGCTGACGCGATCAATAGTTTTGGAGCACGTGTATCTGGTTACAGTAACGCAGCATTCTCTAAGCAATCCGCTGCAGTACTATACAGTTTGTATGGTGGAACAAAAAAAGCTGTTCAAACTTTGTCCAGAGCATCTAGTTTTGATCAAGTCGCCACTGCTGAATCAATGCTAGCAGCTAGTATAAATTCAGATGTAGTAGATACTGAAAATATTCTAGGCACAATGCCACGTGGTACTCAAGAAGGATTTAATCCAGAAGACTTTGATGACCCAGCGGTTAATAAGTCTCGCGTAAATGCTCGTCCACAAATTTACAAAGATGGCATACAGAATGAAATGGAATGGGCTGCATCACTTGATGAAGGCCTAAAGGATAGTCAAGGAAAACCAGAATCTGTTATCCCGGCATTTATTGGAATGCAAGAAACGTTTAACAATATCAGGCTTGCAATGTTTGGTGGCAGTGCAGATGGATTTGCTCAATCTTCTGGTGAAAATAAAACCAATGCTACTTTCTATGGTCGCAAAGACAGCAATGGATATCTTTCAACACCTGAAATCTTTTTGGTTGGTGATGCACGTACAGATCCAAAAATTGGTTTACGACAATCTGTTGCTAGCGACTTGTTAATATTAGCTGGCGGATCCGATGGGGCTAACCCAACTGTAGCATTGGCTACTCTTGCTAAGGTTGCACGAGAAGCTCCCGGCATACAAGCATTTATTAAAGGCCTAAAAGCAGTCGGAATAGATGAAGCTAGCATTGACGCATTGACTCAAGCGCGTCTCATTGGAAAGCGTCAATTTACAGTTAGTGATAGTCTTGGCGTTATCAAGGAATTATTAACAAATAATCTACCGTTTGGTTATACCGAAAATGTCAACGGGCCAATTAATGGGAAGCCTATTTATGATTACCTTTCGCAGTTAACTTCAGGTGATAATTTAAATCTGGCAAATGTACGGAATCAAAACATAATCTTGTCTCATGTAATGAAGCGATTCTTAGACCTGCATGATGAATTTAAGATTACTTCTATGACAGAACTTCTTACTAAACTAAATGATCCACTTGGTAAAGACTCGACTGTGTATCGACAGTTTGTATCGTTTGCTCAGAGAATGAATGCCGATGCAGCATTTAGGGCACGAGCTTTACGTGAATGGAGAAACTACGATTTAGTAGACGTAATACAAGCACGGGGTAAAACTCCATGGCTTGTTATCACAGAGACAACTGATGCAACATTGTCAGCAGAGCAAAGAGCTGCGCTCGCTACAGTAAAGAAACCGGAAGGACTAAAGCCATTCTACGCAGTCAATCCAGATGACGGCCGTGTTGTCCTTGCCGAACGAAATGAGAAGACTGGTGCGTGGCAGTTTAGAGACACGTCTTTAGAGAATACTGTTAATGAAGGCACTAACTTATACAAAGCAACTGCAATGATGTCAGATAGAGCTGGTAAGGCTAAGTTGTCAGTTGATGAAAAATTATTTGGTGTAGCAGTTGAGACTGGAACAAATGAGCGCACTGGAGAAAAATCATACACTTATCCAAATGAAGTTTATGTTTATCTGTCTCCTCAAATCAACATGAAACAAGGTTCTGTGTTGCCACCAAAGTTATTTGATAAAGATAACCTTCTTGTTGCTGGTTCAGAGTCATTACAAGTATTGACTGCAGCTATGCAACAAGCGCGTGATCCAAGTGTGCCCGGTAAGACTCAAGTAATTACCATTGCTTTGCCACATAGGAACGCATATCTAAATGGCAAGGTTGACATGACTTCAAAGTTCCAAAACTTAAATGGATTACTTCAAGCATTTAAGAATCCTGTTCCGGGTGAATTAGTCACACTACGCACACTTGAAGTTCTTTGGGATGAAACAGTAAGTGCGTGGCGTATTCGAGATCGAGGTATTCCATTTACGGAGGATATTCCTCAAGGACGTAAGTTAGGTCTTGGCGAATTACTTCAACAGGACAAGTCACAGATCTTAGGCATATCATTACCTGAAGTCCACATATCTAAGATTCTTGCAGAAAAAGCTCTAACTACAGATTCTCCATTAGCTGAAAAACTTAAGAGCGTAACTGGTTCTGGACGCAAGGATAAGAATGGTAACCCGATTGTTACAGGCAGATCTATCGCATCCAAACTGGCAGATTCAGATGAAACGTGGGGATTAACTTTATTTTCAAATGGTTTCAGCCAACGCGACATTGATGCTTTACGTGGTGTAAACACACAAGAAGATATTGCTGATGAAGTGCGAAAGGCAATGCGTCCTGACCCAGAATTAGATATGACTAAAATCCTTGAGGAAGACAACACACTTCCTGAAGGGCAGATGCAAATATCGGTGGATGAAAAGGGCTTGCGTTGGATTAAAGCGCAAAAGGTTGCTGCTGATGGAATACGAATTGGAGCAATAGGAGTTGAAAAAATCCTACTTGAAGCTGACTCGTTAATCCGCATTGCTAAGTTATCACGCGACTTGTCTGCAATGGCTAACCAGAGTTACCTTCTTGCAAATCCAGTGGGCGACATCATGGCGCTTGCTCGTGGCAATAGGCCTCCAATGCTTACCTCTGTTTTGCTAAGCCTCCCTGCTATGGCGCCAAATCTGCCAAGCTTTAAGCAATCGGTATCTAATCCACGTCATGCTCTAGCACAGTTTGGTGACACAGCACTTGGCGACAAGATGGTCCACTTAGCCATTGATCGTGTGCTTGGCTTTATGCCTGACCTAACAATTGAAGACATGCAGGCATACGGATTGAACCTTGAGTATCTCAAGCATTACAACTTATTTAAAGACGCGCTTGCTGATAACCCTATTATCCGAAAGGAGGATATACCGTTAAACGCAAAGTTTGATGACATGTTGGGTGAAGGTCACATCACTGCTATCTTTAAAAAGATTACACCAACACTAAGTGCATTTGAGCGAACGAACGTCCTGTATCGTGATCTTACTAAGATAATGGCATTCCAAGATGAGTACAGCAGAGTTATGAACACGGGTCGTCCTGAAGGATTTAGAGGAACGGATGCTGATTTCCAAACCCAATTACTTGAGGATGTTGCGTGGTCTGTTAACTTCTTAGGTGGTAACGACCAAGGCGAATTTAGTAACAGCAAGAACCTTAACACGGTTCAATCTAAGTTCTCTAAACTGTTTATGTCTGCTCCTTATACTAAGACGAGAACTGTGCTTACACCATTTGTTGGTCATATACTTTATGCTGGCAAACAACTTGCAAATAAGTCTCTTGAAAAGTCCGGATCAAAAGTTCGCATCAGTACGAGAACTGAGGAGAGAGTATTACCCGGTCTTGGCTCAGATGAATTTTTACCATATGCAAAACGCTACATTAATCGCAAGGTTGCACAAGGTTGGACATCATCTATAGTTGGTCCTTTGGGTTGGCGTTTACTAAAATTATTGGCTTACGGATCTGCTATTGGTACAGTTGTTGAAGCTTCTGAAGACAAGCCTGATAAATTCCAGTTTATTGCTGACACTATAAAAGATGGATTAGCTGGCATGATGACGTTTGAGCACAATGGTAAGACATACTCAATGTCTATGCCGGGTGCTCTTGGACGTATGACTCGTCAAGGTCTACGCCCACTTAGGCCAACTGATACTAACATTGCAAATATGGGGCAATTCTATTTCAGGCAATACTTTGAGAATGCAATCAGCCCTATCTTAGGGTTAATGAAAACTGCTACATCTGGAAAGGATTACAACAATCGAGCTTCATTTGAAAACAGTTTAGGTTATCGTGAGTTGCGCAAGAGATTGCTTGAGAACTACAGAGACACTCCATTGATTGGAGCCATTTTAAAGATGTCTCCGCAGGAAATGTCTCGCTTTGCAACTGAAATCTTCTTTACTATCAACGAGTTATCTCAAATGGAAGCCATTGAAGATGATATTGATTTGCAAAGAATGAGAAGCGGTGAGGATCTGTATTCATTAGAAAAAGAAAATTTTGATACTCTACCATTCTTATCTTTAAGCAATATGATCGGTCTTAATTTAGAGGCTACTGACCAGATAGAAAAGGACTTCTTAGAAGCACGTTCAGGCAATAAGACAAATAGGACTAAGCTAAAAGAAATGAGAGCAAGCACACGATACCGAAACTTCTATGACACGTTACGTGACTCTGGTATATCTGGTGTTATGTCTGGATACGCTGAAGGTGGAGCAGAGAAGTAATGAGTAAACAATTGTTTGTAGATATTGCGCAAAAATATATTGGTGTAAAAGAAGAACCAATGGGTAGCAACTGTGGGCCAATGATTGATCGTTGGAACATGTCTGTCAATGCGCCACTGGGAAGTTTTTGGTGCGCGTCATTTGTAAGTGGTGTTGCTCTTGAGTGGGAATACAAGTCAGGTTTAGACTGGCCTATATGTTTTAGTGCAGACTGTGATGTCTGGCTTGCTGTTGCTAAGAAGCAGGGCATATTACATAAGTCTCCTCAAGTTGGAGACTTGATGTTGCTAGTGAAGACACTTCCTAATGGAAGGCAAGATGCATTTCATATCGGTATCGTTGAAGGGCAAGACGATAATGGTATTTGGAAATCTATTGAGGGCAATAGCAACGATGATGGTAGCCGCAATGGTTATGAGGTTGCACACAGATCTCTATATGGTAATCGCAGAAAAGAACTAGTCTATTTCATTCGCCCGTGGTCTCTTGTTCAATCTAGTGGCGATTGGAAAATAGTAAATGGAGATAAGCACATTGTTGCGCTACTTGAAAACGGACGCACGTATGCGCCTATCCGCGACTTTGTTCGGCTTGTTTATGGGACTGATGCTGCATTATCTTGGGAAGATGGGCCAGTGTTCAATGGTGAACCACTGGCCATTCAATGTATTTTACGCAACGGTAAATCGTATGCATCAATCCGAGATATTACTCGTAGTCTCAATATTGATTTTGTCGTCAATGATGAGCATAAGAAAGTCTACCTAAAGGTCCCAAGCCCCTAAATGAAACTCATTGAAACGTGCGTACTGTGGTTCAAACTCAAGTAGCGAAACCCCGGTACGCCCGTTTCTATTCTTTGCAGTAATGATTTCCGCTTTGTCTGCTGATTCATCAGCAGTAGCTGCTTCCTTCTTCTCGTAATAACCAGCCCTGTAAATAAACTGGATGACATCTGCATCTGATTCGATATCGCCAGACTCTCTAAGGTCTGACATCATTGGTCGTTTATCCTGTCGTTGCTCTACTGCACGTGACAGGCTGGATAATGCAATGACAGGGCAATTAAACTCTCTTGTTATATCCTTTAGCCCACGACTGATAACACCAATGTCTCTTGTTCTGTTCTCTGACTTGACATTAGATGGCATTGAAATCATCTGTAGGTAATCAACGACAACCAGCCCTATCTTGCACGTCTTCCTCATACCATTGATTGATTCTCTGATGGACTGCAAGGTTACAGTCTGATCCGCCATGACCCGTATGTTCAACGTCTTGGCAACACGCATTGCCTCAGACAATAAGTCTTTCTCGTGCGATGTCAACTTCCGTGACTGTATCTTCTGACTATCCACCTTACTGTGTATGCTCAGCATGCGAGCTGTGACCATGGACTTAGACATCTCTGCGCTAACGATCAATACTCCCACCTTCTCATCCATTGTTCGCAATTGCATCGCTGCGTTCCAAGCATACTGCAAGCCAAGACTAGATTTACCCATAGATGGACGCCCACCAAGAATGATAAGCTCTCCATCTCTCCAGCCTCCAGTCAGTAAGTCAACTTCTGTAAAACCACTAGTGATTGTGCTATCAATCTCATCTGACTCTCTGGCCATTGCAGTTGTGGCAATGTCAGAAATTAATTTAGATAAATCTTCTGTTATGTTTCCGGAATCAGTAAACGAAACAGAGTTATTTAATTCTGTTACGATTAACTCTATAGCGTCGTCTCCATTTGACGCTCGCTTACTTGCATACTCAGAAGCAAAGATAATCTCTCGTCGCCTGTGATATTCAGTTACAAGTCGTGCATAGGATTCGTAGTTACTTGTTGTTGGTAATAGTTCAGCGCACTGCATAATGTAACCAAGCCCACCACATGACTCCAGTGCATTACGCTTTGTCAGCTCTTCATTTAGAGTAACGATGTCAATTTCTTTGTTAGCATTATCAATCTCTTGGTAGGCTTCCCAAATCATACTGTGTGAAACACGATAGAACATTGACTTAGTGATGTATCCAAGCGACTTAAATAGTCTGTTACCTCCAAGAAGAACAGATGCTATGAGCGATTGCTCACTCATAACATCCGATGGGATTTCAATATTGAAGCCTAAGCTTCTATTCTGCGCGTTGCTCATCTATGTGTTCCGTTATCCTGATCAATAAAACGTCATTGAGTACTTCCTGTAGTTGCTGGCCTTTGACTGGTGGCTCAACTCTCCACGCTTTCAATCCACCAGTTTTTCCGACAACCATTTGAATAGTCGGATGCAGTTTGTGCGATGGAGTGCCAAGGCGTATAGCATCAGCAATTTCATGCGTAACTGATTGCGGTGGAAAATCGCCGTACTTTGTAATCGATATAGCCAACAATACTTCTGATGGGGTTGGGCGAAACTTAGACCGCATCAAGATTCGCTTGGCCCCATTCTTAATGTCTTCGTCACTAAGACCAGCAATAGCGACACGGTACACAGTTTCGCTCGTGTCACTCCACTGAATGCTACTAGGAAGCTGTGATAGCACAGCCAATAATTTATCCGTTGTTGTCATCGAACCATCCTTCTATAATTTTTGGTAAACCATTTATCAGAACCTGTGGGCGAGCATGTGTCTCCCAGTGTTTCCATAATGAGCGGACTGTAATCATATCTTGATTTCTCCATTTCCCAAGAAGCACTTTGACTCTCTCCTCCACTTGCTCTGGTGTTACACCAGCCTTGTGCATCTGCCAGATAGTTAAGCGCACATCCTTCCACTCCTTGTCGGTGATAGATGCTTCAGGATCAAAGCCATATCTGGCTTGCTTGAACGACTTGTAGAGTGTGTATGCCGGGTCATCTTCCTTAGCTGGATCCTTCTTAGTGGAGCCAGCGGTCACAACATTGCGGTCCCCGTCATGGACAATGGAATCAGGAAACAACTTGTATCCATTACTAGTTGTTCTCCCGCTTGGAGAAGTTCTAGGATTGATTGCAAGTATACGCTTGTCGTTTATTCTCATACCCGTCAAGTAGTGCAATGCAGTCTTAACAGTTGTCTCAGATAACCCCGTACATTCAACTAATCTCTTGACGCTAGGCCAGCAGTACCCGTCGTTATCAACGTGCATGACAATCGCCATGAACACAACAAACCCTGATGGCGTAAAGTATGTGATGTGGTCTACTAAAAGGCGGTCAATCTGAACAAAGCCAGACGACCGCTCACCTGACAAGCCAAACGACTTGCCATTGAATACAGTAATCATTTCTTACCTCTAGTTATTGTGTGGGCATTCAGTGCAATATCTTTGCACTGCTTCAGTCTTAGTTTCTATTGCGTCGCAAAGCGCATTGAGTCCATCTTTGTAGGAACTGATCATTTCCAAAGCTTTGTTGGCATCATCTACTGTCCAGCCCGGAGGAATAGATACGGCTTTGGGTTGCTTCTTCTCTTCTGGTTCACCTTGTACTTCAGCAAGTAAATCGGAAGCACTAATACCACGTGCTTTTGCAGACAACAAAAGTGATTGTTGCTCAGAAGCCGAACACGTTGCAACAGCTCTGTGGTGAGACCACGTTAATCCACTGACTCGATTGTCAAGTGGAACGCTTTTACTGACCCATGTCCAGTTGGCCAGCGATTGATACGCAAATCCTGTAGCGTCGATTGCATTTGAGTACTTCTCGCCATACTTTGACATCCCATAATTGAGGGCGTCTCCAATGGCAAATTGAAATGCAGTCTCTAATCGCCCAAGTGTCTGCATCAACCGATACCATTCATCATATTCAAGATCATTACTAAAGGACATTCCGACTTCCGATATGTTGACAGAGTTGGAAATGCTATTGATATAAACTAATTGGTCACTCATTCTCATTCCTTGTTAGGAGTAAAAGGACCACGGTGTTGATGTCCGTGGTCCTTCATTTGGTAGTTGTTTTCTCCGTGTTGATATAGTTTACGGAGCAGTCAATCTTACTATTCAGTCTCGGTTGCTGTCAATGACTTTATGCTAAAGTTTTCAACAGGTTCTGTCATACTGAACAGCTCAGGATATTCATCAACAAGTGTAAGTTGCACTTCTTTAGGTATCTTGCTCTTGTAAACTTTAGTTTCTATCTTGATTGCATCAAGCGATAGCGGAATGACAAGCGCTGCTTTTTCTTCATCAAGTATTGAAAACGTTGGCGATGATGTGCGCCAAGACACTTGACCCCACGGACACTTCCACGTTTTGGATTTGCCGGTGAGCTGTTGTTTAGCGTAGTCTGCAATCTGTGCGCCATACTTATCTTGAATCCACTGTACTCTACGTTCTTTATCTTTGACCATAGATTTACAGCGTTCTACAACAGATTGCATTGCAAGTTGCTGAGCTTTAAGTTCTGTTTCGTATTGCATTAGTTTTTGCATTGCGAGAAGTACTTGATCTTCTGATGCCAGTTCCTCGCCAAGCCAACCGCCAACTGGACCAGCGTACTCGCCGGTTTCTATTTCATAATAACTGTCGTCGATAATATCGAACTTGCTTAGATCCATCTTACTCCTCCTCTGCCAAGAACACCGACTCTGCTTCTTCCGGTGTGTTGAATCCCATGAGAACTTCAATGACCAACTTTAGATTCGCGTCACTAGTGTCATTGTGTCCAGCTAACTTAAAGAACACACGCTTCATGTCAGCTGGCGTGATGTAAGCACCCCATATACGTCTGCACTCATAAGCAAACTGTTTGCCCGGAGTAAGTACTGTCTTTGTTGGTTGTGGTGCGTCTACTATGCGCATATCGCCAGCTGGTGTAACAGGTTCTTCTAACTCTTGAGCGAACAGTGTGCCATACCCACACAAGGCCAGTGCTCGCCCAATGGCGCCCGTTTCTGCCTTCTCACGATAGTCAGCAAAGTGTTTCTCGTGTTCCGTTTTGTGTGCCTTGGCAATTAGTTTGCCTTCATCATCTAGGATTTCAGCAGCAAAGGTACAGTAGTCTGTGCCCGAAAGATCGGGCACAGGATATGTATTAATCGTCCAGTCTACATGGTCTTCTCTAAACCAAGCAATGCGAGCTGCGACTGGCAAGTATTGCTTGCCTTTGAGGTTAATAAAGTGGTCTCGTGGGTTAAACATTTTTTTCTTTCTCTTTCTGGATTTGCATTTCCCGATATGCTGCACTGTTCTTGATACTGATTACCAAGTCTAATACATTATCGAAATAGATAGCGGTTTTGTGACGTTTCCAAAACCTATACAGGTCGCTACCAACAACCTCGTGTGTACCATTGTAAATACCAAGAGCTACATCTTGGCTGATCTGTATAATTTGAGCAACCAAATCATCATAAGAGCCAGCAATTAGTGGATGCCCTTGATGCAGATAGATTGACGAATCATCGCCGGGAATCATGCGTACATACAAAACACCTTGATGAACAGATGGATAAACGGGGCCACTGGGAAACGCAAGCAAGGAACTTGCCATGTCATCGTTACAGCCAAGTACTAACAGTCTGTGCCCACGGTATACAACTGAGCGCCATGTACGCATGATCTGTACAAGAGGTATCTTGATGTACGTTTGTGGGACAATTGGTATTGAGTACTTGTCCATGTCATCAATGATGTCTTGCTCACTGTCACCAATGAATAGATACTTCCAGTGAGCATTGGTCAGAATAGCATATTGATCTGATTCATTGACTTCAACAACACCGACGTAAAACGTATCGCAATGATTCTGCTTGAACACATAGTCAGCGTTTTCTAAATTACAAACTTCAAAATCCATTTATATCAATAACCTTTTTAAGTTGATCAACCTTTGATTCGTTGTTCATGTGCATCTCGATGGTGAGTATTGCTCTCAATACAGACCCTATCGATCTGCAAATGTGTGTGTATCCTAGTTCATTAATTGTTTTCTGTGTATCTCTTATTGCTCCTTTCTCTGTCTTTAGTTCAATGGCAATAGCTACGCTACGTGGCCATTGTTTAGAGTGGATGTACAAATCAGGAAGGCCGGGTGAGTTGCCCTGCCATCCTGTTGCGTATTGCTTGGCGCCACATGCCTTGCACTTTTGTTGTGATCTTGCTTTCCCTGTTTCAAAAACATGATAACCAAGGTTAGTCAACACAGTGAAGACTTGCTTCTGCAAGTCCTTCTCGCTTAGTTGTACAGCCATATAATTAATAGATACCCAAAGACCTTTATCGCTAAACTTGCAAGTGCGGCTATTGATCTATTGATTCCGTATGCCAGCTGGCAACTTTCGCACCCGCATTTGTAGAGGGGCTTTGGATTCAATATATCTGCCACGCCTATTACACAAATTGTATAGCTGCCGTGAGTACTTTTTGATTCTTTGAATTTCATCTGTTTGATTCTCCAATGTAAGAGCACCGTAAAAGATGCCGTAGTTAGGAGATCTTATACACATCTCTACAAGGTTTTTATCTGCACAGAACAGAGTGAAAACCTCTGCGTAGTCTTTGTTCATCCTCCTTGTTTTTCTATATTTGTAATGACCATACTCATATCTGTGTGCGCGTTTGCCAATGTAAACATCAACTATCTCGCCATCACGTATTGAGTAGTGCTGCATTTTCGCTGACTCCCATCCTCCATTTAGCAATAGTGTTATCTGTGTAACAGTGTAAACCTTTGATGGTGTTGGACTCAACAAAGCGTACAGTGTCAGGTCACATGTGTCTTTTGCGCTGATGGCATGTGCCACCCATTCTTTGTATATAGCAACAGCTGTCTCACCACTGCGTACATACAAGGACTCTGACCCGTACTCTAGTTCGTAGAGCACGGGCCGATTAACTCTGGATGTTGGCAATGGCATCAGAACTTAGGTTTCAATTTGCCAGCATGACGGCTTGAACAGAATCCACATTTCCATGGTGGTGTCCAAGAGCCATCAAAAAATCGATCAACGATATCTGACACACGAACTCGCTGCAGTGTTTCCCAATCATGCTGAACATGATTACTGTTGGTGCGCCACGCGATTTCCGACTCTGTGCTATCAGTGTAATACAGAGTATCAATTGTAACGATTGACTCCGCATCCTCTGTTGATCCATTCCAATTGACAGGCATCTTGAATGAAATGATCTTTAGCTTAAGCTTTGGCCAGTTCAGTGTGACAATACCGTTTGTTGCGATGGTTGTTTCAATTTGTTTCCATCCATTGCGGTACTCGCTAGTGACAGACATTGCGTTAACTAAATTTGATAATTCTTCTAACATGAATCTCCTTAGTAAAAAGTTTGTGGAGCCTAAACTGTAATTCAGACTCCACAAATATTGATTAATTACGTAACTGATTATACCGTAGGTAATCAATCACACATGCATTCTTGCTCCCATCCACCGCATGCCTCGCATAGTGTCCAGCCCATATTTTCTTTATCATCATCAGTAATGTCTTCGTTTTCGCGATACACGTCATCAAAGTAGCCATCTTGTCTAGACATAGTGCCAGCAAAACACATGCCCGGTTCTGAATAGTGCATTACAAAGTTAAGCTTGGGATACTTAGCACTCATAGTAATGAACCATGCACCGGGTGGCCCCCATGCGGTGTCAAAATTATAACGTGCTTCATTGTCGTTGCCTTCTAGCACACAACAATAACAAGCATTCCACTTAGTACCCCAGTTAGTCATAGACCACTTGTACCATTCGTTACCATCTTCCTCGTCTGGCATTGGCACTGAGCCATTGAAGTCTACGCAGTCAATTCCATAGTCGTTTTTCTTTGTGTTTTCTGCTACCCATTTCTTCACGTCATCGATATTGTCACCAGATACTGTTAATGTGTTATCGCACCAATTAGGCATTGTGTTATTCCTTATCCGTAAACTAACTCACCAAAACATAGTTCTTGTACTATGCAGTCAATAAAGTCGTAGTCAATGTTCTGTGGTTCTACAAACATACGATCGCCTTTTGCCCAGCACGTACGTAAATGTTCCAATAGGTTTAGATCTGATATGAGATGTGTTTCACATTCATCATCAATAATCTCAAGCACCCAGTTTGTATCTGTATGTTCAACTGTACGCACATTCTTGACCCAATCGTTGTACTGAATCATGTCCATCATCATCATGTACCACCACTCTGTGTTGATGGATTGAATGGTGAACGTCATGTGTTCAGGTGTGTAATCATTTTGCATCTCTTTTAATCTCCTCTATTGCTCCGCGTATGCGATCCCAGTTTGTACCAACATGAGCATCAAATGTGTCGTGTAATATTTCGACTACACCTGCCCATTCATCCCAATTGTCTGCTGCAGCCTCTGCAAGTGCATCTCCATGTATATATGCATCATTATTAAGTTGCAGTGCAAAGTCATATGGACCCCATGCTTCAACGTAGAACTGCGGGTATTTCTCCCGCAGCCATCGCAACTCATTCATGAAATTATTTTCGTCTTCATCAATCTCTTCTACTGTCATGGCACTGGCCACCCTTCTGGTTCTTCTAACTTGCATGCATAAGCAAGGTCATTCCCACAAAATATGTCATTCCACTCACTGAAGTCGCTATCATGAACAAAATCCCATAGCGCCTCATTGAATTCTTCTACGGTCTCAGCATCATACGCATCTTGTATAGCTTTGCAGAATGTATCAATCTCATCAGAATCAACACGGCATTTCCCTTTGTCGCATTCTTCCTGAATGAATCGCTTTACACCTTCGTCTGTATATCTAACGCTGATGTCTGCAAAGATACGTCGAGCTATGTAGTAGGCCAAGTACACACCGTTAGATGGCGAGTGACACTCGCCATCCTTTGTGTAGTGACCGGCTTGGTCCCAACAATCTTGGGACCATTCGTCTTCTTCGCATATTGAATAAAACATGTTTATTTACCTTGTGTTTAATTAAACCCACAGCGCAGCTGAACCGTGGGCACGGATGACAATATCGCTATCGCCATCACAGCGTAGAGATGCAGGACAAGTGTCGCATGTGGTATGCATTGGTAGCATATTGCGCATTGCTCGCATCTCGTTGATGAATGGATCACTTGGGCATTGTTTGGCGCCACGAGCATAAGCTGTGTGACGCTTGTCAATGTAGCCGTCATGTGGACGGACTAGGAATGTGCCCCAGCCAGCTTCCTTGGCTTCCCATCGATCAACATATGAGTCACATGATGCCTGAAGGACACCACGAAACGGCTTGGCTATTGGCATACGCCATTGATGTGTATAGCCAGTATGACCAAGCTCATAGCGTAGCATGTCACCCCAGATTGGGAATGGTACGGCAACTGGGTCACCGTATGTACCCATGCGTAGTTTCTTACCAGCAACTACCTGAATGGTAGAGGCAACAGTACTGGACACAATTGGTATGTTGCCTTTTCGGAATGATTCCCATACAGCTGATGTACCCTTGCCGATATTGACATAGCACGTACGAACATCTTTGATTTTGCCTGTGCGATTGTTGCGCTTACGTCGCTTGCGGTGTGTGCAGTTACCACAGATACAGCCATCAAGGAGCTTGTCGATGGCAGCCTGTGGATGCACATTACGCATGATGATGTAAGACTGGATCATGTCACCAGTCTTGATGTTCCAGTCATTATTGTTGGTCTCACAGTTAGATATGACGCATATAATGCGAGATCGTCTGTCTAGTTGACTAACTCCATCATAGATACAGTATGAGTTGTACTTTGGCTTCATGTCTTTGCCGTTACGTACATTGGTAAAAAGGGCCGGATTTGCATCCAGCCCAAACTTAGCGAGGTATTCTTGTGCGGTCATTAGTTTCTTTCTCTTTCTTTATTTTCTGCTACATGATCTAGGTAGTTTGTTATTGCGCCTTCTTCTGTCCAGTTGGCGTCATATCCATCGTCAGACGATTCGTTATCTTTTGGTAGTGTGTTCATTACCTCCCTCCAATTCACATCACGCAACTCGTTATTGAAAACATCAGTGATGTAAGTGTTCGCAACATCATGCATTAGTTCGCTATACATCTCTTCAAAATAATTTTGAAGATGTGTTTCATCAAGGTCTTTGCGTGTGCTTGCTGGCTCATCGTAATACCAGTGCTCTACATTTTCTTGGTGATGTAAATAAAATAACCATGTTGCGTAATTTGTCCAGCCGTTATATGTACTCATTTGTTTTTTCTTTCTATCTCGTCTTTCGTTGCTTTTGATTCTGTATATGTGTTGTGTAGATATGTTGTATTTAGCTGCAAGTGCTAATACACTTACGCCATTATTTGCTTGATGCCGTATTGATGCTGTTTGTTCAGGTGTCAGTTTTTTTAGTGGCATTACCAGCCTCGTTCTGCTTGATTAGCGCATTCGTCGCATTGATATCCTTTCCATACATCCATTGGTGTAAGCCTGTTAGGCTCGCCACATGTCGGGCACGGCAGATTGCGTGGATTACTTTTAGTTGCTCTGCGCAACGCTGAAGCACCGTGTGGATGCTCAAACATTTGTTCAATCATCTCGTCTTCATCAGAAGGAACATCGTCTTCGTCCCAATCGTAATACATAATTGTTATCCTTTATTCGTAGTGTGATCGTTCTGTTTGTTGATTCTGTCCGGGAAACTTTTCAATGAGTACATGATATGTACTTGGTCCGTCATATCCGTAGTCATCTACATCCTCACCTCGCGACCAAGCACGTTCGCAGTGACGCAAACAGTCTTCGCTATCTCGTTGTTGTTCTTCTTTGTTTAGTTCCTCACATCGTTCTTGAAGTTTCCGTCGTAGTTGTTCAGCTGCATCACGATTACTACATCTTACATATTTCCTGAGTATGAACAGGTTGCCCCACCAACCTCCTTCCTCTGGGCCACCGTAATAACGCTCGACACTATACATGGATACGATACATTCTTCGGCTTCTTGTGAATCAGCCATAATCTCATCCCATGCTTCTATCATTATGTTGTCAGTCATTTATTTAGTTACCTTTACTGTGATTGTCGCAGACCGTTCTTCGTAGTCCCATTCAATGACATCGTCTGGACATTCGAGGCAATACTTGGCTGTCTTCTTGTCAGGTATCCATGCTTCCATTACACCCAAGAAATACTTCTTGTCCTGCTTGGAGCATGACGGCATGCGGTAGAAGTGACGCGCCCAACGTAGCATTCCGGGCGCATTAAACATATCGACGCTAACTAAACAAATCTTGTGTTCCATTATTCTTCATCCCATATAAGTAGTTCGTAGTTATCGTTGTTCTTGACGTAAATAGCATCAATAATGCGAGCTGCATAAAACACATCAACTCGTTGATCGTTCTCTGCTTCTAACTCATCTGAGCATGGGCCACCGGCCTCATCTGTGCATGAACACATCGTGTGTCCATACTTACATGGTGGAAACGAGTAGTTAGGACAATCACGATATACGTGATGCCTAATATATTCAGCTGTTCCTATCGTCATTATGTTTTTCCTTAGCTTTGTTGATATATTCTGCTACTTGATGAAAGTCTAAATTGTATGTTATTGAATCCATATCTATATGTTCATCTGGTGTGATTAATGCACATTCAAACAACTTTTCGTCCTCATCATAACTAACGAGTTGTTTGCAATTAATATGTATTTTATATCCATCATTAAGTTTGATTCTGCGTTCATACCATTGTCGATACATTGTGTTGTCCTTTGTATTGTGTAGTTGTGCGTTGTTAGTGAGACGCACCCCTCACATCTAACTAGTCCTTGTAGGACAGACGAGTATGGTTAGTTACAACCGCTTTGCTAACCTGCTTCTCAAAGTCTGGCATTGCAGTAGCAACATACTTCCAGAAGTCAAAGGCTATAGTTGGCAACTTGACGTCAATGATGACACGTTCTAGTGTCTGGATCGCTTCATCAATCTGCTCTTCAAGAGTCTCAGAGTTCAACTGAACCTTGATTACTTTACTCATGATTGAAGCTGTAGCACGGACATCCTTCTCAGGACGCAGTGTCATTGTGACTTCAATCTGTACAAGAGGAACAGGGTGTAGTGTTTTCTCTTGACCATTGGCTACATCCATCCGCAAACTATATTCCATCTGGATGAAATGCCCGTTGAGTTCGACGGTATCTGTGTGCTCTGTTGTGTAGTAACCACCGTACGAACTCAATGTACCGTCTGCAACTTTGGCAGGGACACCGAGAAGAGCGTCGCGGAAATACTGTGTGTAAAGCTTAACTGACATGATTATGTTTCTTTCTGTGCGTTGTTAGTGAGGCGCACCCCTCACACAAACATTAGATAGCGATCTTAGCTTCAGTGAAACTCTTGAGGTTACACTCTTTTTTTAGGTAGGTAATGATCTTGTCACAATCATCTTGTTCAAGATTCAATAACACCTCAGACATGTCAAGTAAAACCCAGTTGACATCGTCTTGTTTATCTTTAAAGATTTCCCACATATGGTTGTAATGATCTTTAGTTATCAAGTTCTCTTCGAGTAGTTCTTCAAGAACTAAAGAACCCATTACAACATCCCAATCGCATTTCATTTAAAATATTTTCCTTTTAGAACTTACAGGTTTGTCAGTAACAATGTTCATGTAAACAATCGCATACGGTTTGAACTCGTATGTATGTTCAAGACATCGTGTGATCCTGATGTGCATGATTGTTGGATCACAATAAACGTGAAGCCCAGCGATTTTTTGTGCAGCTAATGCAGTTGTATAAACATCAGGAAGGCCAATTGCTTGGCCTTGAAAGTCATAAATCTGATTGTGGTAAGTGTATCTAGCCATTACTTGTATCTATTACCTCCCATTCTGTCTGTCGTGGTATTGGCGTAATTGAATCAAGCCATTGTTTAAAAACAATTCGCTCATCTTCTGTAGGGTCTGTGTTGTGCCAAAGGTCAAAACCTTGTCTGTTACGTGCATCATGTGGCACATGAGCATCGATAAAGTCTAGTAACTCAGCACAGTGTTGACGTGCTTCGCGATCAAGAAATCGTTGAAAGCTTGGAGCTAACAAGATAGCTTTCTCCAATCCACCACCGGGGTGGATATGAAGATATGCAAAGCTAAGAATGATTCTTTTATGATGATGTAATGGTGGCATTAGTTTTCCTCTGTGTTTGTGCGTGTGGCATTGAGTGCCCTGATTGCGTTGTTGTTGTGTTCGTTCATGAATGCAACGAGTTTGTCAAGATACTTGCGCTCGAACGGCATTGGTAGTTCAAATGGCATGCTGAACACTGCTGAGAATGCTCGCATCTGACCCACCCATTCACACACGATCATCCAGTTGTAATCGTCTTTGGTCATTGTGTCTCTTTCTGTGCGTTGTTAGTGAGACGCACCCCTCACGTTGTGTTAGTCGGCTATGAACCCGTGGCCTTCAACTGTCTTGAGTCTAAGTACTTCATCTACAAACAATTCTGCCCAAGATTTGAGAATCATAAACGTTGTTGGGGCCTTGTGTGTATCGTTGTTGTATTCAACATTGACTTCATCTAGAAAGCCTTCAGACTTGATCTGCCACTTGTCATCCCACACTTGTAGTGTGATGCGATACTGGGCAGCAGTCCTGAATTCATAATGCATAATCAAGTAAATATCGATCGTGCCATCGATGTTAACGCGTCGCTTGCTTCGGAAATTAGAGGCATTGTGGAACTCGACCTTAGTAATCATTCCGTCTTGCCGTTCATAGGCTCTCAGTACGTCTTGTGCAAGTTGCTGTGGGGTAATCATGTTACTCATTGTTGATGTCTATTTCTTCCTGTGCGATATCTATTGCATTAAAAAACCATCCTAGTAGAAACAGGATGGATATGAATACAATGCTGATGCATATAGTTATAATCATTTCCGCGTTCTCTTTCTTTTTTGTGCTGCTATTCGTGCGCCGACGCCACCTTCGTCACCGCTACGTTTATATGATTCAAATGCTTCCGGGATCTTTTCTCCAGTAGGGAGAAGGTCAGCTGGTAGTTCGTCGAGTTCACCTCCTTTCCATTTGCCATTGGACAACAGTGTCATGCGTGGATATCTGACCATAACTCTAAGGTCTTCTGGTCTTACCATCCATTTATTGTTGGGTGCATTCATTGATGTGATGACGCCGATGACGTCTGGTCTGCGTACGTTTCGTACTTTTGTGCCTACTTGTAGTCTCATAGTTCTGTGTTCTTGAATCCGCTTGGTTTAAATGTTGCATCTGGGTACGCCTCAACAGCGGCGTCTCTGTAATCAAACTCTTGTAGGAATTTTCTGTCTACTGTTCCGTCTTCGAGTGTGACGTACTCATAGACTCCCCACTTGGCTTTGTATGAGCCATCTACGGTCTTCCTTGATGGATATTCGATGCGAATATCTTTCTCTACTTGCTTCTTAGCCATATCAACTAACTCCTAACTGGATTGTCGTAACAATCATATTGTTCATATGATTATTGTTCAATGTAATGAGGGGGGTAAAATCTGACCCCTCCTCCCCGGTAATAATTGAGGGGGTGTAAAATTTGACTCCCTCAATATTTGGCATCTTATGACAGCTTGAACTGCTTGTCTGCTACCATTTTGGCGAACCTGAGAATGACTCCGTGTTCTTGTGGGCTGACATCAAGCGCAACAAGCATCTTCTCTGCACACGGATCACTAGAGTATGACTGTGCACTAGTGATGCCTGTTGATTTGCATATGAGTTCACGTCCAACCGCTGCGACAAGGTACTTGTACTCAGACTTATTGAGTCGCTCAAGGAAAAGCTTAGGCTTGGGCTTTCGCTCTGCTCGTGCGATTGCTCGTTGTCGGATGCGTTCGATCTGTGCTAGTTCTTTAGCTGTGTAAACTGGTTGCATTAGATAACCTCGAATTCTGTAATCATTAGATAATCCGGCAGATGTTTGTAGAGGGCTGGCCGGAGATGCCCACAAGCTGTATCTGGACAGCTTGCCTTGCCTTCTGTGTGTAGGGCTACCCTACCTTCCAAGGCAACGTGGAAGTACACCATAGGAGGTACTTGGAGTGACTCTCTGTACTTGCCTGTGTGTGTATCGTAGGTAAATTTTACTTGAAAGAGATTTACTTTCTTGGTCTCGAACGACCACTGTGCATCTGTCTCAAGGTGTCTGAATTCATATGTGTGCAGTAGTGCCTCACATATTTCATTGCATTGCTGTTCAATGCTTGCAGGATCAATACCTTTGAGTGCATAACCTGCATTGAGTGTGATCTCCACACGCTTCTTACCAAACCCACATTCATACCGCTTCATAACATTCTCCTAGTTGTAGAAATGTGTCACGTACGGACTTGGCGTACGCTTCTTTGTATGCTTTCTCTGCACGTTCCAACTCTTCGACGAGTTGTCTTTGCTTGCGGCAGCGAACGAGTATATTATCGTCAGTTTGTGCCCAATAGTATTCATGGACAGCGAGTCGTGCCTTGTCCATTGCTTCTTTCTCTTTCTTCATATCGATAGTTGCTTTCTCATTGACAGTAGGTTGTCAGCCAATGTTCTCCACGAGGGAGAAAGGGTAGCCGGGGAATCAAACCTCGGACTAGCATCAGCTCTACCTAATTGCTTGATATTTATCGTGTTCGATTCCGATGTAACGATTGAATGCTTCAACTCGTATCGTTACTGGTGTGAGATCTGGTTCCTCTTTGATTACACCTATCTGTGTGTGTGTTTCTGACTTACCAAGGAAGCTGCGTGTCACAACTGTAGCAGCTATCTTCCAGTCGTAATCGCCAATGATATCTGTAGTTAACCAGATGTAAGAGTCTTCATTGCTCTCATCCTTTATGATGAGGTGCCCATCAAAGTCAAAGCATGCCCATGCTTTGCGTAGCCAGTAAAGTGCTTTGCCATAGTCACGATCAAGGCGACCTGCTACGAAAGCACACTTGAAGTAATTTCCACCTCGTGTAAATCTTTGTTTATCATATACAGGTAAAGCGGTATTACCGGTTTTAATTGCAGCTTGCACGTCATTGTATAAGATTACGTGATCTCTAATAAGGTTACATACCTCGTGATCGATCATGTCGTAGTGATTAGTCTTATGCCTCCACCCATAATCGTCCTCTTCGTGTATCCGGTCAGGGCTAACCGAGATCGATGGGCGGATGCGAGTCTTGTTGATTGTCATGTTCATAGGTAAAACTCCGATGTAACTCCGATGATGAATAAAAGAATCCATAGTAAGTGGATGAAGATATCAACGAGATCCCGTTGATATTGTTCTTGTGTTATTTTTCTGTTCATTTACTTTCTCTTTCAATCAAGTACGAACGCTCAATGGTGTTGTCCCATGTGCCGGGACGTGAAATTCCTGCGCTCATTGCAGGAACAAGAGACCACCCATTCCAACCAGTGGTCTCTGCTGTACCTTCAGTTTCCACACGATCGCCACCTTTAAATGTGACGAACCCTTGTCCGAACTGGACATGTGTTGCCCAGTCAGGAACTACGATAGGTGTACGCCCTTTGTTGGCATACACCTTCCACTCACCCTTACGAAAGTCTGCAATGTAGACTGTCATTTGGTAACCTCCTTGTTGATTGCCTTATCGTTGGCAATCTCAGTCATTTCCACCTGTCGTTGACGCTCTACCTCAGCGTCCATATTGCGACCAACCTGTACACAGATCATACCGATCAAAGCGATGGCGATGATGCATGCGGTTACGAACAGTTCATCCTTGTAAAAGTAGGTGTTGCCAAACCATACGATGTTAGTCCTGTCTCTTCTCATTACTTGCCTCCTTCGATCTGCATGATCGTGGGTACTGCATCACTGCCATTAGGCAGAGTGCGAGCTGCATCCGCGAGCTTCTCTCGCAGTTGTGCTTGATTCACAACGTACACCTTGTGCTTGTTGAAACCATTAGCGTTCTCAACGCTGATCATTGTGTTACCGTGTTCACACGGCCACCACTTTGCAACGAGTCCATTTGCCTTTATCCATCCTTCAAACATTGTCTTTGTCTCCTAAGTTCTCCATGCGGGAGAAAAGGTGGTAGGGGAATCGAACCCCTACAAGGCACCAGCCTACCTAGTTAGCACGTGCGTAACGCACCTGCCTGATTTCGATTTCGTCAGTAGTTGCCCAGACGAGCTGAGCGTTCTTAAATACACTGACCTTGTGCCTGTCAGCAAACACAACAAGACCACTGTGGCTAAACTTGCCACGTGGTGTCTCGTACGTGTTCTCACTGACGCACTTTCCTTGTGCAACGGCTTTGATAACAACCTTGATATTCATAGTCTTTCTCCTTCATTCCCTATTGGGATTGGTAGCTAAGGAATCGAACCTTAGTAAACACCAGCTCTACCTAGATAGTGGTGCATTTTGCCGGAGATGCACCAAACTCCCAGATAGTCAATCTCCTGTGCTAGACGGTGCACCGGGTTCATTCTCGGTGTGCTATGTCTAGGTACCCCTGCTGGTGCGACCAAAGTGTCATGCTTGCCATGTTCCGGCGGTTCCGTGTTTAGTCCGATTCCACGGAGGGGTATACCCTATTCGACATACTGAGTAGGGACACGGGGAGCCTACCCCATAACAATAGGCATTACACAGGAGTCAGATATGACTATTCAGACAATCATCGAAGCATCGCAGGCCCGCATCGTCCTCGGCGTGGAGCGCCCAAAGAGCGGCACCATCAACGCGCTGTTGTGGCATGGTGCTAAGGCTCTGCAGAATCGTCGGATTGAG